GACGGACGGTGGCGTTGTACTGCGTCTGCCATCCCTTGCCCGAATAGCCGAGATTGATCACGCGGTGACTGGTGGCGAGGGCATTTGCGCCACCCGGCTCGGTCAGCATCATCGCCATGGACACGCCGTTGGTCTGGTTCTGCTCGGTGCGGCTGTCACCTCCCAGGATCGTGCTATCGGTGATCGCCGGAATAGCCCAGTTGCTGGTCAGAATGCCTGCGATCAGTGTTGACTGCGCCAGCACGTTCGCATTGGTGAACTGCCCGGTCGTCCAGCCGGCCAGGTAGTAGAGGTCCAGATAGGCGTACTCGAACGTGGATCCGGAGCCATTCGCCCGCCGCCCGACTTCAAAGCCAGTGCGGCCGACATTGCGCTGCCCGCTGATCGCAAGGCTGGCGACCTCGTTGTTCAGCCAGTGATGCAGCGTACCCGAGGTGGTCGCCCCGCCCACACCATCACTCGCCATGATAGCGTTGCCGATGACCTGAAGCTGGCAGCCGGTTTCCAGTTTGGCAGCGTTGGCGACAGCGGTGTTGATCAGCGGTGTCATGCCTGAGACCATCGGAGCTCCGGGGATGACGTTGGTTCCGCCCGAGCAGCCGAGCTGTGCAGATCCGTTCGTGGCCGGCGTCGCGCCGTTGTTGCCGTGACTGACGAATGCCTGCTTGTAGGCAAGGTGGACACGACCGACGAGCATCCATGTCGCGCAATAGGTGTCCAGCGCCGCAAGCGTGGCGTTGCGCAGCCAGGCGCCCTGAATGCCGGTGAACACTGTGAAGCGAAGGAACTTGCGGCCCAGCAGATCCGTCATCAGCACGGGGCCGTTTGTGTCGGGCGAGGTGAAGGGCAGGCCCTTCTGATCGGTGAACCCGGTCACGCGCCCACCGCTCTCGGTGAACGTCGTCAGGTGCGGGAATACTTCGACGTTTGGGGCGCTCGCGACAGTCGCATAATCTGGCGCGGCAACGCCGGGAGTGGGCGTAGGCGTAGGCGTGGGGGTGCCGCCGCTGGAGCCGTTGCCATGCGGGCCCATGCCAAGGCGGACGCCGAGCGACAGCCGCCCCATCAGCCCACAGCCTCAAACGGCACAACCGAGCTTTGCTGCCGCATCTGCTCGACGGCAACCTTGCCCTGCTGCCGGATGTTTTCCTTCTCGATCTCGGTCTGCGCCTTCAGCTTCGGCTCTGCCAACGGGTCTTGCGGTGGCTCCTGCTGTTGCTGCGGCTGCGCTTCCATGTCCTCGGGGTTGGTGTAATATTTGTCGCCCTTCAGCCCCATCGCTTCGGTGACGCGCTTCAGCTTCTCGTAAACGTTGACGGCGGTAAGGAGCGGGCCGTTCAGGCCCTGCTGAAGCCCGATAATGCGCTCATCAAGCTGCATCAGCGACATCAGGTGGCCGACAAGCTGATCCTTGTTATTCGTTCCTAGCCCGACCGAGACGTTCGCGTCGTATTCGGTCGGCCATGGTACGAACTGGCCGCGGAGCTTCGCCACGTCCTGCTCTGAGGCGTGCTGCGAGACGAGGCCCAGCAGCTTGAGGAAGATGTCCTTCAGGAACTCGCCAAACTGCCGCGCAACCAGCTCCTGGCGCTGCTGGCTGTTGCTCGAGATGATATTCATGCCAGTCGCCGTCTTGTTCAGCGAGTTGGAATCCATACCCTGATTGTAGCGGGTGACGCCGGTACGGGCTTCGCGCATCCCGTCCATGTATTCGATCATCTGGAGGCCGGGACCGAAAGCTGCGTCACCGCCGCTCGGGATGTTTTCGACGGCTCCCTTTTCCGAAATCTGCACGATCCCGCCCACCGACGGGTTCAGCAGCGCGTCGATGTCCGCCTTGCCCTTCAGCACCGCACGCATCGGGCGATTGGCAAGGTACATCGCATTATTCAGCTCGCGCTGAATCGCGGTCTTGTTGATCTGGATCTCGCGGGTCAGATCGAAATAGGAGAGCCCGACCAGCTTGTGCGGGATCGGGATTGGGGTCCACGTCGAATAGGGGTGATCTTCCGCGGCCTCATCAAGAATGAGCGTCTTGTCCTGCCCGCCGAGCATGACCTTGCGCCATTCGAGGACGCCTTCACCCTGATAGTCGCACCGGATATAGCATTCATCGACCCAGACCGGCCGGGCGAGGTCGTCGGTCTTCCAGTCGTCGCCGTTGTCGTCTTCGTCGGGGAAGCGGGCGTCCTGCTCCTCGCTAGGCTTGCCCGATTTCAGCGCGCGGCATTTTTCCTCATCGAGGCCCATGGCGATCAGGTCGCCCAATGCGACAACCTTGGAGTGCCCGAGGAACGTGGAGGCGTTCAGCGATGCCAGCCGCTCCTCATACAGGAACTCGTCGGGCGCGATGATGTGGACGCGGTAGCATTTGCGCTTCTTCGGCCCCAGCGTGGCACTGTAGAGGCCTGTCGAGGGGTCTTGGGCTATGTCGCCCACCAGCTCGCGGCCTTGCTCTTGTGCGGACGCCCTGAGCGCCATCAGCTGTGCTTCATCCAGATCACTGAACTGCTCGGGCCCGCCGTCCTCTTCCTCTTCCATGACGGTCTTTGCCACGCCAAGACGGAACAGGAGCCCATCCTTCAGCGCCGTCTGCGCCACGTCGAGCACGTTGTTGCCGCGCTTGAAGACGTGGTTGACGTATTCGGTAGCCTGCTTGGTGCCTTCCTCGTCCTCTGCCTGCACGGGATCGAACGAGACCACCTCCTCGCCAGCCACGAACGGGCGCAGCAGGGGAGGCATGACGCTTTCGATCGATTCCATGACGTCGCGGCTGACGACGGTGGAAAGTCCGTCCCCGCTGTCGCCGTAGAGATCGAGGTTCTTGCCGTTGTAGAAGTCCATCGCCTCGCGCCGATCGCGGGACGGCTTCCCGTCCTTGAACTTGACGCACGCGTCCCGCCTGCGGACCACGAGGTCACGAAAGGCGGTAGCTTCGATCATCAGGCGGCCTTCTTCTCGGCTGCCTTGGCCGCGATGATGTGCGGCTGGAGGTGCGCGGGGGCGGGCTCGACGTGCGAGACGCGCGCACCGCGATGCTCTGCCAGCGCTGCGAGCGCCGCGCCGTCGCCGGTTTCCGCCATAACGTCGGCGTCGAGGTTGGTGCCAACCGCCGTGGTCAGCGTCACCCGATATAGCTGTTCAGCCATGATATTTCCGATTGCTGGAGGGTAAAACGGCGCGGCCAGGGGATAAGCCGCGCCGTGTGGGCTTACTCGCCCAGTTCAGTGATGTCGGCCTTGCCCAGACCCTTGCTGGCCTCGCGGTTGGCATCGGTGCCGAGCGGATCGACCGCATCGCCCGGGTTCTCGGCATTGGCGATCATGATAGCCGCATCGCGCTCGCCGCCGTGGCTGTTGGGATCGGGCGCACTGGCGACATCGACGCCGCGGATCGACGTGCCCTTGTACTTGGCCGCCTCGAGGACCTTCTGCGCCGCCTCGTCGCCGCTCTCCGCAGTGACGTATTCGACCTGCAGGCCGTTCTCGTCGTCGTGCTTCTGCACGCTGTAGAGCTGGCCTTTGGGCTTGGTGGCGCCTTCGCCGCGGCGGCCTTCGAAGTCGTGCTCGCCGCCTGCACTCGCGCCAGTGACAGAGCCGACGCCGGTTTCGAGCGAGGATGCCGGACCCTTCTCGCCGGCCTTCTGGACGGGCCGGTCGCTTTCCGCGGCACCCTGCAGCACAAGCTTGGTGTCGCCCTGCGTTGCGATAACGTCTTCCTTCGCCGCCGGACGGGCCGGGGCGGTCTTTGCCTTGGTCATGTCGTTCTCCTGTGTTCGCGTTGATTGCCCACCCGGATTGAACTTCGGGCTAGACCACCCGGATCTTGCGTTGCGTGACCGGCGCCCATGTGTCGGAAGCCGCCAGTTCGGCGTGCGCCACGCACATCAGCCCCCATGCGTCCGCGGAATGCGACGCCCAGTCGTGTTCAGGCCCGAGCCCGATACCCCGATGCTCGTCCCGGCGTTCGTGGTACCAGCCAAGCGCCTCGAGACCGGAGCGGCACGTCTCTTCATTCACACGGACCGATGGGAACAGCCGTCGCGATGCCTCCACACGCTTGAGCGCGGCGCCCTTGCCCTGGTTCTTGATGACAAGCGTGTCGAAACCCGCCGCCTTGATGTGATCCTCGAAACGGATGGCCGTAACGTGGTTCTCGTTCGCGCCATCGTGCGGCAACACGCATTGAGCCGCTGCGTAGCCCCGTGAGCGCAGCCAGTTGAGGTGCGCTGCCAGCGGTTGACCCGATGCCTCATAGTGATCCAGCACGCGGATTTCCGAGCCAACGAACTGGGCTATCCAGATGGCCGTCGCGTCCCGTGTGCCGATGTCCCAGAACGCCCGATAGGTCATCAGCGGGTCAGGAGCGACGAACCCGATCCTGCTATCCGCCCGTGCCTTCGCGAGATCGGCCGCGTAATAGGCGCCCGCTGCAACGGTGACGTAATCGCCTTCCCAGATGTGCGCGTACTGGTCCGGTTGTTGGCGGAGGCAGTCCAGCCGCTCCTGCTCCAGCTCCGCGGGAAACCACCGGTTCTCGTCATAATTCGCCCGGACCACGATCGCGTTAGTTGGTAGCTCCGAGCCTCGCAGCATCTTGTCGACTGCGTCTTCCCGGCGTCGCGGGTTCCAGCTGAACCACAATTCCGAGCCCGGCGCGCGGATGGTAGGACGCAGCAGGTTCAGCGATCGGTCGCTGACGGTCTGGGCCTCCTCGACCCACGCGACGTCGAAGCCCTCGTACGACTTGATGCTCTCGCTCGTGTGATCCTGCAGGCCCGCGAACGCGACCAAGCCACCACCCGGGGTCTTGATCTGCGACTCCTGCACCTCGAACAGCTTGCCGACGCCCTGCTGGATGATCTTCTGCTCGATCAGCCGCTTCGCCGATTCCTTGAGGCTTTTCTGGACCTCGCGGCAGCAGAGTGCCCGAAAGCCCGGTTGCGCCACAGCCCTCGCCACCATGAGATCCGCGAAGAACTGCGACTTGCCCGATCCGCGACCGCCATATGCGCCCTTGTAGCGCGCCGGCCGGGTGAGGGGCGAAAACACGCGGGCCCTCGGGATGACAAGCTCAGTCAACCCAGCGAATGGCGGTCACCTGAATTGCCCCGCCATCCTCTCCGGTAAGTTGCGTCGGCATCACCTTGGCGATCAGCGACATAAACGCGACCGGCTGCTCGTTGGCCTGCTTCTTCAGGTACGCGACGCCACCATCAGGGTGCGCCTCGTCCAGCGCCTGAAGGATCATCTCCTTGATCGCCTTGGTCGCCTTGTTGACCGAGCCTTTTGGGCGGCCCTTGCCGGCGTTGCCGCGGTTCGGTTCTTCAGTGGGCTGTTCTTCCATGACTTTCTCCACGGGTCCGCATGCGGGTCGCCGCTTTCAGTCTGTGAATATTCCCGCCCGACGGCCTTCGCGCAGCTGGTGCATCAGTGCGTCTGCGGATTGGGGTCGGGCGGGGTCTGGCGAAGGGAGGGCGCCAGAAACAAGAAAGGCCCGCCGAAGCGAGCCCTTATTGGCGCAATTCGCCAACTTGTGGGATTCCATGCCCGAATTTTCCGGTCACGTCAAGCGCAGATACAGCGCGAGCGCATCCAGCCCTTTGCGGATCTCGGCCATGTTCCGCATCGCAGCCCGCCCCGCATAGCGCGGCATGCTGTCGTGGATCAGCAGACGGTCCATGAAGCCCTGCAGCTCGCGGGGGAACTCGCTGCGCATGAGCCGCATCTGGTCGCGGGCCCTGACCTGCGCTTCTTGCCGCGGCAACCCGAAGCCGAACGCGCCGGGATGCTCCGCCGCTCCGGTGCGCTCGCCGTAGCTTGCGACCACCGACAAGGCGAAGTGGCAGCGAGCATGCGTCTCACGGTAGACGTTGCCGGCGTACCACTGCAGGTAGCTCAGGTTCCCCGACTTGTGCAGGCGATCGAGGTGGGTTGCGCGGAACTGCCTGGCACGACCCTGCCGCTCCCCAAGCTTCTCGATGCCGGCTGGGACAATGTCGTTGTCCGGGTCCTTTGCCAGCCGTTCGGGCGTGGCGTCGATGCCGGTAACCACGATGATCGGAGGACCCTTGGCTTTCATCGGCTTGCGTTTTGCGTGGCGACCCATATCCCGTCCTTTCGATTTTAAAGCCCGTGTGGCGTGTTCGCGCTGCGCCTATTGGTTCATTTCCGAGATGCTTTTCCGCTTCCTTGCCAGTGCGATGAGCTCGCGACGGCGTTGGCGAGCGAGATGCAAATCATCGGCCATGAATTCCGGAATATCCTCGTCTTCAGGATCGATGTGCGGCCTCAGCCGAGCCAGATAGTTGACCGCCATACTGGCAACGATTTCTAAATGCCGGAGGCGTTCGCCAATCTCAGCTCTCGCTCGCATAGAGCCGAGAACAACTTGGCGCAGATTTGGCCCTAGCTGCTCAATCTCATCCTCGCCCCATTCAACCATGCGGACGATTTTCGCGTATTTCTGCCGATAGGCAGCCGCTACCCAAGCCGCGCGATCAGGCACGTTGAAAATCAACTCTGACCCTAACGTCGAATTACATTCGCGACAGGCCGGGACCAGCCAGTCCCCCTCGGACCTTCTCTTTACGCGAAGATAGCTTGTCGGGATGACGTGATCTCTAGTTACGTCGAACGGCGAGCCGCAGTAGCAGCAGCAATGTGGGTTGATGCGGGCGATGTTGAGAATCGCCGCAGATGCCTCTACGGGGCGAGTAGCCATATCGCGCTCCAATCGCGTTGTGGTCAGGCTCGGATAGGTGCTACCAACACCTGTTCGGGCCGCAGAAATACTAGCAAATTCCCGATTTGTTCGCAATGCAAAGCACGGCCTAGAGCCGCCTAGTTTACGCGCCATCACTCACTCCTGCGCCGGTGGTTTGCGGGGGAAGAGGGACTGATCGCCGGCGTGCGCTTGGCACTGCGCGCACTTCCCCGCGATGATGCGGTCTGAGGTCGTGTGCACGCCGCAGTAGGCGCACTGGACCAGATTGACCGTCTGCCCACCGCTACAATCACAGCGCCCGTTTACGTGCGTTGAGCCGCACCGTTGGCAAATCGTCTGGATCGCTCCCATCACCCCTTCCTCCTGTTCCATGAAGCCAGCAGACGCTTGCGACGCTCTGCAGGGCTGTTCCACCACGCTCCGGTCACCGATGCCCACACGAACACCGCAACCGCGCCAAAGCCGATGTTCCAGGCGAAGACCGACGCGGCGAGAATGCCGGTGGTGAGGATGATGAGGGTGGCGGTCATTATCCGGCCTCGCGCAAACACGCCGCGTCGCTTGAAGCGATCTCCTCAGGCGTGCAGGTCGGGTCTTGGCCCCAAGCCTCGTAGGCTGCGTTGGCCATTCGGACACACTCGGACATCGCCCAGCCTGATATGTTCTGGAAGTACCAGGTGTATCGCATCACCCACATCAACTCGTCGCCGGTGACGTCCATGCCGAGAAGTTGCGGCTTGATCCGTTCGGCGATCTCTCGCCAGTTTTGGCTCTCGCTCATGCCTGTTCCTTCATGCTGTCGGGGAGGGCTCCGGTATCGGTGCGATGCCCTGACGGGCCCGCGCTCTCATCGCTCCGCGACGAAGCCGTGCCGTCTTCGCCCTCCGGGTTTCGATCGCTATCGCGTGCAGCGTCCGCGAGCAGAGCCGCACCGGCGATCATCGAACCCGCGACGATCTTGGCGAGAACCGCCCTCAAAACGGCACCGAATCGTCAAGATCATCGGGGAAACCGCCGCCGAAGCTGCCGCCTGATTGCCCGCCCTGCGATTGCTCGCGATCGGCGCCGCGGTCGTTCCCGTTCGGCGCATCGAGCATTGTCAGGACGCTGTTGAAGCCCTGAAGCACGATCTCCGTGGCATACCGGTCGGCCCCGCTCTGGTCCTGCCATTTGCGGGTCTGCAGCGCGCCCTCGATGTAGACCTTGGAGCCCTTGCGGAGATACTTCTCGGCGACGTTGGCGAGGCCTTCGTTGAAGACCTTGACCGTGTGCCAATCGGTCTTTTCCTTGCGCTCGCCCGAGTTGCGGTCCTTCCAGCTCTCCGAGGTGGCGATGCGAAGCTCGACCACCTTGCCGCCGTTCTGGAACGATCGGCTCTCCGGATCTCGGCCGAGATTGCCAACGATGATTACCTTGTTGACGCTTCCACTCATGCTGCTTGCTTTCGATAGCGGGAGGATTGCTCAAGCAGCGAGGCGAGGTCGCTGCCCGGAGCCTGTGCGCCAGAGGCGGAGAGGCGGCGGGGCATCCATTCCACGGGGTTGCTGATCCGCCGATTTTGGCAGTCGACCAGTGCTTCCAGAACTCGGCTGTCCGAGTAGTTCTTGCGCCAACGGCCCACGATGGAGCGGGAGTCGCGTTCGGTTTGTCCCGATGCGGTCAAGAGCGTGACGCCAAGCTCGAAGATGGCTTTCACGGTGTCGACGGGCGGAACGCCTGCTTCGTTAGAAGCAGAATCTTGTTTCCCTTGTTCTTGTGTGGTCCCTGACTGGTCCTTAGCTGGTCCCGACGGTTCCGAAATCTGCTGATATTTGTCGTAATTACAGACAGTTAAAATGGTCCCTGACTGGTCCCGATTTTGAAGCACCATCCCGTGCTGCTCAAGGCGCTCAAGGAAGCGTCGAACCCGCTTTTTATCCCAGTGAAAAGCAGTGGCCAGTGAGCGATCGGAGATGTGAATTTGGCCGCGTTTCAGCATCACAGACTGGCCCTGACCCGCAGTGCGGCGAAGCGGCTTCCACGCCGTATGTTCGATGATCCAGAACCATGCGTCCGCGTCGGCCATCGGGTCGCGTCGATCCTCGAACGCTTCACAATCGCGCCAGCCGCGGTGCATGGACACCCAGCCACTCACCCACGCACCGCCTGATACTTCCCGTGGAACTCGCCCACAGAGGCGCCTGTGACCCCGTTGCGGCGCTTCGCGCAGACGAACTCGATCGCATCCTCGACGTTCTCGATCTCCGCCATGGTGGCGGCGTACATCGGGTCATTCTCGTTCGACGGGAGCGCCTGCCGGAGGTAATAGGCGTGCCGGTAGAAGAAGAGCACGGCGTCCGCGTCCTGCTCAATCTGACCGCTGTCCCGCAGGTCCGAAAGCTGGGGGCGCTTGTCGCTGCGGCTCTCAACACCGCGGCTCAGCTGGGCGAGTGCGAACACCGCGACATCATAGTCCTTGGCGATCCCCTTCAGGCGCCGACTGATCTCCGAGACAGCCTCATATGCGGACTGGCGCTTGTCATCGGTGCGGAGCAGCTGGAGGTAGTCCACGACCACCAGATCCAGAGTAACGCCCTTCGCTGCGAAACGGCGCTTGAACCTGCGCACCCGAAGCTCGAGCTGGGCGAGGGTCAATCCGCCAGCGTCGATGATGTGGAAGGGCATATCCTCCAGCATCTTCTGCGCGTCGTACATAGCCTGGAGCGCGCGGCGCGTGGGGTTGTCGCTGTTGATGTCGGCGTAGAGCACGCCGGTATTGCCGTTGAACGCCAGATCCGCTGCCATTCGCGCAGCAAGCTCCTCTGCGCCCATCTCCAGCGAGACGTAGAGCACGCCATGGCCTGCCTGAGCCGCCCCTAGGCTGTACGAGAGGGCGGCGGCTGTCTTGCCCATCCCGGGGCGTCCGCCGCCGATGATCAGCTGCTTGGGCCGCATACCGCCGAGCAGGTCATCCATGCTCGGGATGATAGTCGACCTGATCGAGCGCTTGGGGCTCTCCGCTGCCTTCAGGAGCGAACTCATGGCCTGCGCGGCGCTGGGCTGGCGGATTGTGTCCGACTTGTCCGCGGCGTCCACGATCGCTGCCTCTGCGGCATCGACCACGCTTTCGATCGTCTCGTTGACATCGCCCGCCATGTGGAGGGCTTCGCGCATCCCGGCGATCAGCTCCCGGCGTCGTGCCAGTTCCTTGATCTGGGCTGCCGTCGCCTTGGTGTTGACCAGCAGCGAATTGGAGTTCGTCAGGTTGGCGATGAACTGCATCGCCCCATGCATCTGGTAGGATTCGTCTGCCTCGATGAACGGGCGCAGCGTCAACGGATTGAGCGGGTTGCCCTTGCTGAACTCGCGGGCAACAACGCCGTAGACGCGGCCGAAAAACGGTTCAGAGAAATGCTCTTCTCGGAGGGTATCGACCACCGTCTCCACCCGCTTGCTCTCGTAGAGGATCGCCGAGAGCAGGGCGAACTCGCTATCGGTGTTGGTGAGACCTTGGCTGGCCGGGAACGCCAGCGCCGTCATGCCGCAGCATCCATGGCAAGGAACAGGCTCTGCCACCGGGCATGAGCACGGGCCATCGCCTCGCAGTGCTCCCGATCGGTCCATAGACGCCGATCAGCATCCGCCGCCATCGCAAGCGCGTGATACTCTTCCCATGCGGCCTCTGCATTGAGACGCGTCGGAAGCGAAGAAATGCGGGTGTGCTCCATGGGTTATTTCATCCCCGCGTTTGCGAAACCGCGATAGACCGATGCGACAAGTCGAGTTTGAGCATGTGGAGAACTGGTCAAAACCGCTCCTCCTTCCAGCCGCCGCCATCCTTCTTGCGAAGCTGGCTGACTGCGATGAACTCGAAGGGGTATTGGTCCGCTGCGACCTTGATCTTCACTCGGGCGTCGTCGGTCCAAAAGCCCTTGACCTCGCGGCACTGGATCAAACCATTCACCAGCATGACGGCATAGTCAGGAGTGTAGAACGTGTTGTCAGCGAGGCGCAGCTTCAGGCCCTCGAAGCGATACCACGACACGAAACCGGCCTGCATTTCAGGCTTCAGAACCTGATCCTCGTAGGCAAGTTCGGTCTTGTTCTTGGTGCCCACCTTGAGCCGGCCAAGCGCGCGAGTGCGGTTCAGCATGGGCGTGCCCTCCGCTTCGTTTCGGCGCCTTTCCTTGCCGCGTCTTGACGGACATCTCGGAGCATCTTGCGGGCGGCAAGGCGCGCGTCGATGTACGCAGCGGCCATGTCGATGGTCAGCTCGAGCGGCGTCATGGGATCATACTCACGATGGCGCTGATGTCCTCGCTGAGCTGCGGATCGGTCGCGCGGAGGCGTTTGATCTTCTGGCAGGCGGAATGGATCGTCGTGTGGTCGCGCCCGCCGAAGCGGTTGCCAATCTGCCGGAAGCTCTGTGGCGTCATCCGGCGGGCGAGGTACATGGCGACATGCCGCGGGGCGATGAACACCCGCTTCCTGCCCGGCCCGCGCAGGTCGGCCATGGTCAGGCCGTAGTGCTTGGCAACGGCGTGCTGGATTTCGGCGACGTGGATCATCCCTTCCTCCGTTGTGCGATGCAGGTGTTCCAGTGGGTGCAGCCGGGAGCGGGAACGGGCTTGAGCGGCATGGCGAAGAGGATCTTCCCCTCCGCCGTGCGCGCGTAGATGCCGGGTGCTGCGACGGGGCTCATGCTGCTGCCTCGCCTGCTTCGGGCTTGCGACCCGCTACTTTGCGGGCACGTTCAGCGCCGGCTTGCATCCATGCGACGTTCTGCCCAGGGCGAACGGACGCTTCGTGCTCGAGCACCTGTGCGTACCATGCGAGGAACGCCGGATCGTTGCGAAGGAGGGGCTCGCTCACGACCGCACTGCCTTCAGCGTCGGAGCAACCCGGCGCGCGTCTATCGCCTGCCCAGCCTCATCCAGAAGCGAGCGCATAGCGTCCAGCTCGGCGTCATCGATCTGATCGTCGTTCTCGAGCGCCTCATCGACCGCCAGCTTCAGGCGGGACAGGATCACGCCAAATTTGCGATCGGATTGCGGGCGAGCCGCCAGCGGGGTCAGCTTCATGCCGATCAGCGCCAGCGCATCGTTGGCGAACCGCCCGTTCCAAGTCGCGCAGCCGCGGAGGAATGCGACGACGCCCATCTCCGCTATGCCGGCGCGATACTTGCGGGCCTGATCCTCGCCCTTGTGCAGGATGGCGCCGATTTCTGCGTCCGTGTGGCCGTCCTCATCCTTGATGGCGGTGAGGTTGTCGGCAAGCGCATCGAGCAGACTTGAAGCGGAAGGAACGCGATAGCGCCGGACGATTGTCTGGTCGGACATCAGTAGTGCTCCCGATCAAGATGAATGAACCCGCCGCCCTGATCAGCCCCGATGAGATCGCCGCCCGTGTGGAGGCGGTTGTTGGATTGCTGGCGGGGAAGGGGCGCGAAGCGCTGGAAGGCGCTGGAGATTGCGGCCCAGAGGATCACATCGGCCTCCCGCTGTGCAGCCAGTCGGAAGCGATCTCGACGGCTGCAACGGAGACCCCGATCACAGCTGCGCAAAACAGCGCCAGCGCAGCAGCCAGTACTATCCGGCCGGCAATGGTGCGGCGGTGACGTACCTGCGTCTGGTCCATGTCCCGGGCGTGGGCGTGTTCAATCCACTCGGCGCGGTCTTGGGGGGTGATGGGGAGCATCAGGCTGCCTGCTTCGCGCGCTTGGTGCGTTCGGTAGAATGCAGGTAGGCCAGCACCTCGGGCGAGAGCACGATCCGCTTGGCATTCGCGACCGTTGCGATGGTCGAGCGGCGCCATGGGGGAATCTCGGGCGGCTCGCGGTTAGCCCATTCGCTGATCGTCTGCTGCGAAATGCCGGTGGCATTTGCCATCGCGACTTGGTTGCCGAAGGCGTCGATGATATCATGGACTACGCTCATGAGGACGACGTGTACCGACTATCGGTACATAACGCAAGTGGGTCTGTACCGATCTTAGTAGGGGCGCCGTTTGATGCGGTGCGGCATAATCGGTCCATGAGCGAGACCCGATTTGATCCCGAGCTGGTGCGGCGCACGCTTAAGGAGCGCGGCATCTCCGTTGAGCACTTTGCCAACGCTGTCGGGCTTCCTCACCGTTCAGCGGCGAACAAGATATTCAAGGGTGAGAGGCGCGTTCAAATTGATGAGGCGGCGCGCATCTATGAGTACCTAGGGTTAATACCTATAGAGCATGATACTGTGCGAACAGTACCCGTCATCGGCTTGACATCGGCTGGGTATTGGCGCGAAGCTGTTGAGATGCCCATCGGAAAGATGATGGTTCCCTCTAGCGTTGCTGGCCCCCGCAGTTTCGCCGTCGAGGTGAAGGGTGACAGCATGGACCTGCTGATAGAGGATGGCGGCTGGGTTGTTGTCGACCCTGACGACAAGGAGCTGCGCCCGGGTAAAAGCTATCTCCTGCAGAACGGCGACCACGAGGTGACCGTGAAGCGCTACCAGAAGTCGCCGGCACGCTTCGAGCCAGTCTCTGCCAACCCTGATAACGTTGGCTTTCTCGCCAGCGACTGCGATCCGATCATCCTTGGAAGGGTGGTCTGGAAGGGGTCTCGCGTATAAATTTCGCGTGTACCGATTTTCGGTATTGACCTGATGTACCGATAAGCGGTACATGATCTCCACGCCATACCGGCGCTGGAGATGAGAACGTGGCTACCCAGACTTTCCAGATCGGCGACGAAGTCCGGATCAAGCTGGCGCCGCATCGTGTCCTGACTGTCGGTCGGATCGAAGGCGGGCTGCATTACCTGCTCTGCGCGGTTCGCGGCTACACTGGCTCGTTTTACAGCGCCGCCGATCTGGTGGCTGCGTGATGGTCGCCCAACCAACCACCGTCCGCTACTTCGACGGCGAAACGTTCAGCGAGCGAGATTTCGGCGCGGATGGCAAGCCGACCGGGGCCGACCGAGTTACGAAGACGCTGACGCCGCTTGAGGCCGCTGCGCACTATCGCGCCAGCATTGCCGCTTACCAAGCCCGTGAGATTCTGGCCGCACAGGTGCAATCTTGACCCCCCCGGACACTGCCGGCTCAGCGGGGCTGGAGGTGGCGGATGTGCTGCAAGTGGAGCAGGTGGATCGTGATGCGGCTGCGAATTATACGGCAAAGTACCCGACTGACGATGCCACATTCAGCTTTGAGATGCGGCAAGGCGCAGCGGACAATCATTCGCTGGTCCAAGCCTTCGTCTCGCACCGTATCGCGGCGCAGGCTGAGATTGTCGAGCAGGCGGCTAGGCTTTGTGAGAGTGCCGCTGCGCAATGGGATCGCACCGACATGGGGCACCACATTGCCAGCTCCTATCGGCGCACCGCTGAGTACATAAGCGCCCTCTCCCGCGCAGGCAAATCGTCATGAGCGGGGGAGAGATCGAGGGCGGTTGGACGCCGGGGCCTTGGCAGTTTGAACCGCACGCGATGTTCGGCAGCGACTTCGATGGGACTGACGGCATTGATTTTCCGCTCGGTTACATCAGCACAAGCCCGACGCCACAGCCTATATTCGGTTTGGAGGTGATCCTTGATTGGCCGCTCGCAGAGCTTGAAGCTAACGCCCGCCTGATCGCCCTCGCTCCCGAGATGTTCGAATACATCGAGAGCAGCGCTTCCAACGGTTGTGCGACTGCGCAGGGCCTCGTCCGCAAGGCTCTCGGCAAGTGAACGCCCGCACCAACCCGATCGCGGCAACGGGCCTCGATCGCCTTGAGAGCTTCGAGCGGATCGTCGCGCGCCTTCGTGCCGAGCAGGCCAGACGCGCCAGCAAATTCACCCCGTTCCCCGATCCCGAAGGCGAGGATCGTGATGAGCGGCGGGTGACGACATGGGATTTCACGAGATGAAGTTCGAACACGACGATTGGCCGGCACTTCTGGAGCTGGCGAGTGATCTGGATTGGATCGGCGCAGCAAAACTTATCCGCGAGCAATCCGGAATTAGCCTGCGCGAAGCGGGCCACGTCATTCAAAACCGGTTGTCGTCGCTGTTCCCTGAGAGCCGCGCAGCAACGTCTTACGCCCAGCGCCCCGCACAGCAAGGCCGCACCTTCGGGTCGCAGGCTAATGGAGGTATTTGAGATGGGTGGTTCAACCGAGCTGCTGCCGTGCCCGTTTTGTGGAGGCCGTGGAGAGCTTGGCTTCGAAGCCGGACAGCGCGGATGGAAGTGCATCGTATGCACCGAATGCGATTGCACTACGCCGGTTTTTGCCAGTGTCGCGCGCGCAGAGAAGGCATGGAACAATCGCCACCGCATTGCCGGACAGGCTGAGCTTCGGGCGGCATTGACTCTGTGCGCCGATCAACTCGCGCAAATCCGTGCTGCCAACGACCCTGACGATGCTGACAGCTATCGGGCGGACGATCGCGAAGGCTGTCTGGACTGGACGTTTGCCGCCGCGGAAGAGGCGGAGAAAGCGGCCCGAGCCGCCCTCCAACCCCTCTCGCAGGCAGGGGAGGAGAGCCGTGGGTAATGGTGCGCCCTTCGGGACGGGCTTTCGTGAACCGAGCCCTTCGGTCTCGGCCCTGACGGGCTTCAATCCCTCGCAGTGGCGCTCGCGGACCTTCGCTAACGCCATCGACCACCTGGAAGCGATGGACGAGGCTTTCGGCGCGATGTTGGAGCACGGGCTCCACGGCGGGCCGGAATACGATCTCGCGCGCGACCGCTTCAATGCGCTGAAGGATAACGTTCGCGATCAGGCGAGAGCCGCATCATGAGCGCGCTCCGCCCCTTCATCGATCGCCCCGGCAAGTCCGCCGCTGAGCTTCACCTGACGCGGCGCTACGCCACGCTGCTGGACCTGCACGACCGCTGCCGCACCGCTGCGAGCGCAACCCGCCTGCCGGGGATCGCCACCGCCCTGAACACCGTGCGCGCCCGTCTGGCGGCACTCCGCAACGAGAGGATCGCAGCGTGACGCTCTCCAACAATCCGCCACCCGTCGAGGCGCACGGAATGCATATCGATGACCTGTATGCGACCGCCGCCGACTTCCTCGACGGCAAGCCCATCGAGACGCAGGGACAGGCCGAAGCTCTCGGCAAGCTGCTGCTGGCGTTCCGCGAGGCCCGCACCGGTGCCGACGACCAGCGTAAGGTGGAAGCCAAGCCGTTCGATGAGGGCAAGGCAGCGGTTCAGGCTGCATGGAAGCCGCTGATCGAGAAGTGCGAGCGTGCCGAGAAGATCGCCAAGAATGCGATAGGCGCGTGGCAGCTCAAGCTTGAGGCTGATCAGCGTGCCGCAGCACAGGAAGCCGCGCGCAACGCCGAAGCAGAGCGAGTGGCAGCACAGGCCAAGCTGGACGCCGCACAGGGCTCTGAGCGCCTTGAGGATGCTGAGGAAGCCGAGGCGGCACTGAAGCGCGCCAAGGACGCCGAGACCGCTGCATCGAAGGCTGACAAGGCCAAGCCGCTGGTCGCTACCGGTGGCCGGTCGATAGGACTGCGCTCCTATTGGGAGCCGACGCTAACCGACTCCGCCGCCGCGCTCCGCCACTACCGCGAGCATCAGCCCGAGGCGCTCAAGGCGTGGTTGCTTGAGCAGGCGGCTAAGGACGTGCGGCTCGGCGCCCGCGTCATTCCAGGCTTCACCATCACCGAAGATCGGAGGGCGGCATGAGCGACAATCTGGAACTATGGAACACGCTTTCGAAGACGGACCCGAAGCACACCAAGCCGTTCAACCGGTCAGGTGGCTTCAAGGGCACCGCGATCAAGCCCATCTGGATCATCCGTCAGCTCACGGATCGCTTCGGCCCTGCTGGCGTCGGCTGGGGCGTCAACGAGCCTCAGTTCCAGGTCGTGCCGGCAGATGGCGAAATCCTCGTCTATTGCACGGTGTCCGCGTGGCACGGCGACAAGGCGAACATCCTCTACGGCGTCGGCGGCGACAAGGTTCAGGCGAAGCGTTCCAGCGGCTCGTTCTGCGACGATGAGGCTTTCAAGAAGGCATTCACCGATGCCGTGAACAACGCCTTCAAGTTCATTGGCGTCGGCGGTGACATCCACATGGGGATGTTCGAGGACGACAAGTACGTCACTGAAACCAAGCAGGAGTTCGCCCAGCAGGAAAAGGCCGCGGCGCCTCTACCTCCGGAAGTCGAGCGCCTGATTGACAGCATCCGGGCATGCCAAACCGTCAAGGATCTCAACGATTGGGCGAAGGCGAACACCGCCGCCGCCAACGCCAGTGGATACGGCGGGCTGCTCGGCGACGAATGGCAGGCGCGCAAGCTGGGTCTTCAGCAAGTCGCCAATCTGGGGAGCGGATAGATGCTCGCGCGCACCACGCCTCTCAAGCGCTCACCGATGAAGGTGAAGCCCCGCAAGGCCGCCACCGCGATCGAGCGCCGGCACCTCCACAGGGTGGCCGCTATGGGCTGCCTCGTCTGCGGTGAGCCGTCCACGGTGCATCACGTCACCAGCGACGGCTACCAGCGGCTGACCCGCACCCATGAGCGCGTGACCCCCCTCTGTCCGAAACACCACATGATCCAGTTCGGAAGTCGCGAGAGCGTCGAGGCGCTGGGCCATGCCGGGTTCAAGGCAACCTACGGCATCGATCTGCTTGTCACCGCGGACTGGCTGTGGGCGAAATCGCAGGAGATCGAGCGTGGCTGACAAAGAGCCCCTGCTTTGCCGCGAAGCACTCGGCGCCCTGCGTCCGGTCACCTCCGCCGCAGCGGAAGCCATCGCCGCCAACAAGGGCATGATGGTCCGGATCGAGATCAAGCGCACCACGGGAAACACCCGGCGCCTCGCTCTCTACTGGGTGGTCCTGCGGCTCGCCGTGGAACAGCTCTCGGACGCCTTCGAGGGCAAGGTGTCGACCAAGGCCCTTCACCGCTGGCTCAAGCGCGAGGCCGGTCTAGCAACGCCGATCGTCTCCCGGAAGACCGGCGAGATCATCGACTACGATTACGACAGCATCTCGTTCGAGACGATGCCCGAGAACGAGCGGGCCGACTTCATCCAATGGGCTTTCGACAAGCTGAGCGCTCGCATCGGTTGCGATGTCACGACGCTTACACGCGAAGCCCAAGACCAAGCAGCATAGAGAGGAGAACGACCATGTTGGTACTCAAGAGCACGCGTGATCAGATGGTGGCCGAAGCAAAGGCAAACGGCGCCGCAGCGTTGCGTGAGATGGTTGGCGAGCTGACTGACGGCCTGAAGGTGCTAGGATTGCATCCGGAGCCTCGGCACGACGAGACCACCGCAGAGATGGTGCTTCGTTACCTTCGCGCGGCGTTGTCCGATGCGAACGCCAGTGCCATCGAGCGCATCACTGCGCAGGATGAGCGCGACGGCTACCGCGAGGACGCCCTCAAGTACCGCCGCAACGTCGCCAACCTCATCCCCGGTGGCAAGCCCCGCAAGCCCGCGCCTGCCGCCTCTGTGGGGGCTCCCACGCACTGAGATCGCCCCGATGGGCGCAACGCCCGGTGGGCTCCCCTCTTACCCACCGGGCAGAAAGGACAGATGATGTCTTACCACGATTTCCTCGCCGCTCGCGGATACCGCCGCGTCACGGTCGAGCGCACTGAAAAGCAGCCGGGAGATCTGGTGCTGCATCGTACCGATCGCGATGCCGAGCGCGTGCCGGAAGCAAGTCGCGTCGTGGCTATGCGCCGGAGGGCTTCCAAGTGACCGCTCCCCAAACGCCCCCCATCGCATCCTCGGGGGAGGTTATCCCTGAGGGCATGAAGGAATGCCACGGCGGCGATAGTGCGCCTGCTGACTGGGATGGTGGGCCGGTGCTCATGGAGAGTGTGAGCGGCTGGCGTACCTTCGCCTTACCAGACCGCGCCGGAGATGAGCGCTGGCTAGACTTCGCTGGCGATTACAAGGTTGTCGCCTACACCCCGAAGACCCCGCCAGCAGCATCCTCCGGGCAGGATTTGCGGGAGGCTTTGGCCGATAGTTCTGCCGACGAATGGGCAGGAGCGCACTACGACAATCTTTCCCCGAGCCAGCAGCAGCAATGGCATGTGTTCCGCGCGGGATACCTTTGCGCAGCCAGCGAGGTCAACGCGATGGAGTCGGCTCTTCTCGCGGATGCAGATCAGATGCTTGCCGAATTTCGCGAAGGCGATCCCGGCAAGAACATCCAAACGCTGGTGCCGACGCCGGAATGGAAGGAGATCACAAAGGCAGCGAACCGACGCGGGGTTAGCCTTTCGCTCTTCCTCCGCATCGCCGCCCGCCAGCATTTGGTGTGGCTGAAAAACTATCGTTCGCCAGACGCCCTTCTCTCCGCCCCGGCAGTGCAGCCGGGTGGGGATTTGGTGGTGGTGCCGAGGGAGCCGACCGAGGCGATGTGCATCGCAGCGTGGGACGGAACGTGGATCGGCGAAGAACCGATTCCCGACTTGGATGCGGGCATGCTGGCCGACATCTGGCGAGCGATGGTAGCCGCCGCGACCCCGCAGCCCGAAGCGGAGGAGGGGGCGTGAGCATCCTCAGCCTGTTCGAAGGGCCAAAGGGTCCGTGCAAGGAATGCGGGCACCTTACCTATCACGAGGATTGGTGCCGCACAGACATTCTGGACAACTGGAAGCGCTGCCCCTCGACGCATTGTGAGCGCGCGCAGGAATGTCGGTCGCCCAGCGAGTGCAGCGGCACGGGAAGGAAGCCGCGATGAAGCAGATCAAAGCCTACGAGATCGCGCTTGCCCGCATTCAGGAAGCCGCTGTGCGCGCTGCACTTGCCCTCGCCACCAAGGACACCTCCCTATGACCAACTCCCGATCCGAGGCGCTGGCCGAGTGTGCGCGAGAGGTGCTGCGTCAAGCGCGCGAGCAGCAGAAGCGAGAAGACGTGGCGAATGGGCGCGTCAACCTGACAATGCAAGACAACGACGCGATAATCCGCGCCATGCTCGCCTTCACCGAACCCGCAGCCGCAATGCCGGCGGTTCCTTCGCGGGAACGGGTGGCGGAAATTATTGCGGCCAAGGTCAGCGGGCCGACATTCGCGCGCGGGTCCGATATGGCGGCGGCGCATTGGCTGGATCAACTTTCCGCCGCCGACGCCATCCTTGCCTTGATCCCCTCCCATAGCGGCGAGACGGGGGAGGATGGCTTTGTCCGGACGAAAGACCTTGGCGTGATGGCGCGAGCCCTTGAGAGGCAGGGAGATGTCAACGCCGCCCGAATGATGATCCAAGCGGGTAAAGAGATCATCCGGTTGCGCGCAAAAGCCCGAGCAGCCCTCACCCCCAACGACGGAGGGCGGGACGATGCCAGCAACGAACAGAGGGAGGAGGGGTGATATGAGTGTTCTCGCTGCCGCCCAAGACGCACTCAATCGGATGCGCCGAGCCCATAACCGGGGGACGGGATGCCGCCTCACCGCTGATATGATTCACGCGCTTAGCTGCAGCATGATCGGCCAGATGTGGGAAGAGACGGACCCGCGCGAGAAACCCGCCTTCAGGATTACGTCCCATGACTGAAACAAGCGCGCCGGCAGAGGTGGTGCGGGCTGATCGGGAGCTTTTCATTTTCCTGATGGGCTTCGACGTGGTGCCGAATGAGGGCGGGTTTCAGCGCATCCTTAATGGCGAGTTCGACCATTGGGAGAAGATGCAGAAGATCGCCCGCCATCGCCTCAACACCCGCCCGGTCGCATCGACGCTCGATCCGGAGACGGATTCTGACGCGATCGAGCGGCTGCGCATAATGGCCAAACAGCGCCCGACATCCGAGATGGACGACGAGGATATAGAGCGCGCCGACTGGCAGGGCGCCTACGACTGGTTCTGCACCGAAAGCCGGGAGATCCTGCAGGCCCTCAGCCCCGGCAAGACCGGCAGCGCGGGGGTGGGGGAGGGAACGCCGTGACGGCACCAGGCTGGCCTCGAATGATGCGCCGGGCAACGGCTGCCCTGTACTGCGACTTGACCGCGGCGGAGTTCGAGCGCGAGGTTGCCGCAGCCCGGCTGCCGGGACCGGTCAAGCTGGGCAACAGTGAGCATTGGAGCCGCGTGGCGATCGATGAGCACCTGAACCGCCTGACCAACGACACCACGCCGAACTGGCGCAGCAAATCGAAGCTCTACAATGCCGCGTAAACTGGTCGCCTCATATCCCGACTTCATCAAGAAGGTCCGCGCGCGGGGCAATGACTACGAGTATTTCGACACCGGTCAGACGGTCGCCGGCAAGCGTGTCTACAAGCGCCTGCCCAAGAAGTCGGACCCGAGCTATGGCGGTGTGTATGCTTCGCTGCTGGCCGCTCGCACGTCGCGGGCTGCGCTCAAGAGCGACACTACGGTTGCCGACCTGAGCCGCGCGTACCAGAAGAGCGAGAAGTTCACCCGCCGCAGCAACGGCACGCAGCACACCTACCTGATCTACATCAGGCGGATCGAGGCCGAGATGGGGGATGCACCGCTTGCTGAAGTTGAGCGCTCCGACATCGTGGCGCTCCTCGACAAGATGTCAGCAACACCGGGCGCCGCAAAGATGGTGCTCGCCGTGATGCAGAACCTGATGAGGTTCGCGATCAAGCGGGAATGGATCAAGATCGACCCTACCGATGGCATCGACTTCGGCGAGAAGTCGGAGGAGGAGCACGAGCCATGGCCCGAGGATCTGATTGAGGCCGCGCTTGCTGATGCAAACGTCGGGCTCGCGGTGGGCCTGCTCTACTATACCGGCCAGCGGATCGGCGACGTGTGCAAGATGCGATGGTCCGATATCCGCGACGGCTTCGTTTATGTGAAGCAGCAGAAGACCGGCAAGGAGCTGGATATCCAGCTACACAGCGACCTGAAGGCGCTGCTGGAAGCAACCCCGCGCGAGGCCCTGACGATCCTCTATGGTCGCAATGGCCGGCCAATGAAGGTCGACACGCTGCGCAAGCACCTGCAACGGTTTGCCCGCACACTCAGCTACGAGGTGGTGCCCCACGGCCTCCGCAAGAATGCTGTGAATGCCCTGCTCGAGGCCGGCTGCTCAACGGGCGAGGTTTCATCGATCACAGGGCAATCGCTCGGGATGGTCGAGCACTACGCACGGCGCCGGAACAACAAGCGTCTCGGCTCTGCGGCGGTCCTGAAATGGGAGGGAACAAAGAGCGGCAATCGAAAACGCTTGGAAAACACCCCAAAGTCTGCCTAGTATATGCGTCGATATCCACTTAAAATTGCGATAGGTGTCATGCACGAAAATCCGCCAGAGTCACCTTGCGTTCTTGGAAAACCGGCCATTGAAAAGGCTGGTGTTCTGGGCGCGAGTGGAAAACACGAAACGGCGGAGATGGCCCTCATTACCGTCTGGAGCTCGTTCACCGCGTCGCATCTGTGCGCGGAGGCTGAGCCTCACGTCCATAGGTGGGAGGTAGAGGCGGCGTTCCGGGTTCGGCGGCACACCGACGCGCGCTGCTATCTGGCGATGCTCGACGCCATGTGTGCCAACTGGGAAGGCAAGCAGCTCCCGCCTGAGATTGAGTGGAACGAGGACATCGCCCGCGCAGTGGGCTCGCTGGTCAATTGCGTCCGCGTTGTCGTCAAGCGCGACCGTGAGCGCATGGGCGCAGAGTGGCCCGTCCCGGAGGCGCTGCGGTGATGGCGCTCTGCTACCACGGCACTCCCATGACGCCAAACGCGGCGTTCGAGCAGGTTATGCGCCAGCGGGCCGCGTGCGTCAGCTTCTTCCGGCCCGATCAGACGACGCTGGCGGAGCAGCTTTGCGCGTTCCTGATGTACGACAACGGCGCGTTCTCCTACTGGATGCAGGCCGTTCGGGCTGGTGCCGATCCTATGGATGCGGGGCGGCAGGATTGGTCAGCATATTACGCGTGGCTCGATCAACGGCTCTGGCAACCCGGTCGCTGGGCCATCATCCCCGACAAACCCGCCGCTCCGTCCCAGCTCAACGATGGGCTGCTGAACGAGTGGCCGCACGGCACGTCACGGGGTGCGCCGGTCTGGCATATGGACGGCCCCATTGATCGTCTAGGCCGTCTCTGCGAGCGCTACGACAGGGTTTGCCTTGGTTGGATTGGCGACCCCAAACTCGAGCCGGTCGGCTGCGATGCATACCGCTGGAAAATGGACGAAGTTGCGGCCCTGATGGGCAACCGCTGGCACCCGCTGCACATGCTGCGCGGCGTGCTGGTCGGGAGCGACTATCCGTTTGTGAGCTGTGACAGCACCAGCCTCGCGCAGAACGGTCACCGATACGACTGGCAGGACAGGCAGGCGGACCTGTTCGTTGAAGCCCATGCCGCGTGGCGCGGGCGCCGAAACTACGCCGACAGACTGGAGGCTATGGCAGCATGACACGCGAAACCAACGGCGGGTTCGAGGCTCGCTTCAACGTCACCCGCACGGACGGAAAACCCTGCCGACCCGAGGCCCGCTACATCGTGCTCGACTTTGCCGGCGACATTCACGCTTGGCGCGCCATCGAGACTTATGCCGCCAGTATTCAGCACGAGAACCCGCAGATGGCGGCGGACCTTCGCGACGCGCTCGAGCACCCGGAGCGGTGGCCGGCTCAACACGAGAATGCCAAATGACCCCCGAATCCGAGATAGCGCGCCTGGGAGGTGTAGCATGAGCGAGGATGCTGTTGAAATCGATCGCGTCAAGGCGCGCCGATACGAGTGCTTCATAGAGGATCACGAGCCGTTGGCTTGGTCTCCGGGGCGATGCGCCGGGTACGCGGGGCGCGGGTCGATGGCTCTGCATCTTTACCGCTGCAAGCGTCGCGACGGTCATGGGCTGGGCAACCTGTTCTGCTTTCAGCACGCCAAGACGGGAGGCTTCTGATGAGCGATCTTCTTGCATTGACGATTCCTGTCGGGATGAAGGCATACGGCCCCGATCATCCCGACTATCCGAACGCCCCGCGTGATTGGGATAACGGCCCCTACCTGTGTCGTGACGGCGGAATGTATCACATGCGCGGCTACGGATGGAAGCACGGGGAGTTCTGCACCAACCCTACGTCGGATTGGGATCGCGTCGCCTACACCCCCTCCCTCAACGCTGAAATAGCAGGGATGAATCAAGGAGATACCGCGTGAATGATGGAGATTTAGGCGCGCCCCTGACGGGTACGGGCTTTCGTGAACCGAGCCCTGCGGTCTCGGCCGCAAGCGGCTTCAATCCCTCGCGGGAGGATACGATCGACATCGGCGGCAAGGAGGTCCTTCGCTTTCACCCGCTCAGCAAGAAGGTGCGCGATGGAACGCCTCGATGCGTGGCTTGCGGACAGATCGATGAAACCGAGTGGCACCAAAGCAAGTGGTGCCCCGGTCAAGGGGGCTGGCTGCCGTTCGACACGTCGACGGTGAAGGTCACGCTCAAGGCCGATAGTGGGTTCCGGTGTCAGATAGACGCTCGGCTGACCTTGGAGCAGTGGGTGCTTATCGACCGCATCATCAGCACGCCAGAGGCGGTGGCGCGGGGCATCTACAACCAAGATGGCAAGTCGGTCGGGGTCGCATATGCGAGTGTCCAAGACCTGTTGCGGGTTGAGGCTTTCACCGACGAGGACGGCAACACATGGCTCCCGCCAACCGCGTGGGCGTACTTCGCGGCTTGCCGTGCGCTCCACGATACGGATGGAAGCCCGAAGGGGCGAGATGCGCAGCAGCTCGACGGCGCAGCCGCGACAGCCGGGGCCGAAGGCATCGCCAAGGAACGGCCGCAATGACCCCGCCAACCCCCCAAGAGGCTGAGATAGCGGGAGTGGCCGAGAGGCAGGCCGTGCTTGACATCTTTTATTGGCAGCACGGTCCTTGCTGCGCAGGCTGCGACCATTGGCATTCGGTCACATCGATAGTGGGTGAATGCCGAAAGGCCGCACCGATGTCGGGAGATCAGCGCGCCAGCATGTTGGGGATGAGCGGTATAAGCGCTCCGGTTGGTGCAGGGCACCCGTTCACCCCGCGCCAGCATCATTGCGGAGAGTTTGTCGATGACTTCGACTGGTCGAGCTTGCCCCTCGCTTATCGGAAACGGGTAGGGGCAGCCCACCTTCAACGCGCCCAAGGGGAGAGATGATGGATATTGTGGAGCGGTTGCGCGAGATCGATGAGGAGGCAATGTATCAAGCGCCTGCCACGACGTACGCGATCATTCAGGAAGCCGCCGCACTGATCGAGGAGGCTCAGGCGGCTTTGGCTGGGCTCTTGGCGACTCCGAGGAACCCTCTAACCTACCCTGCGGAAGTGTACAAAGCCTGCGCCCTGTACGCCAAGCTAACCCCCTCCGGTAAGGGAGAATGATGTGAGTGATATGGTCATCGGCGACCTGTTTATCATCCTTGCTTTTCTATCTGGTCACATGGCTGGAGCGCTGAGCGAGCGCCGCAAGATTGCGAAGGAGATGTTCGGTGGCAAGTGAGATGGTGGAGCGGAAAGGTCGGTGTGCTGTAGGATATGGCGGCGAATATCGAATCCCGTCGAGTGGGCTAGATGCTGGCTGTCGGGATCCATGGCATATTACGTGGCTCCCGGAAGGTTACGGCCCGACTAAGGATAGCTTTGTTGTTTGCGTCGTGGCCGCGCCCCCCGGGCAGGATTGGTCCGAGTACGGTTTGGCAGAAGGAAAAAGACCTCCGCTCATACAGGAAATCTGCTCGGCAATAACCGCCGCCCTGAACCCCGACCGCACCTTGTGACAGGAGATTGAGGATGCCTTGGGATCAGGAGCCCGCCGAGATCAACTACCACTTCCGGCCGCGGCGTGATTATGCCGCCGATGCTGTTGCGCGGGTCACGGCCAAGATCGACGCGATTTTCGCTGATGCTCGCACGGAACGGATCAAGGCTCGGCTGAAACGGTGACCCGCCTGCTAACCGACCGCCGCACCCTCCGCGGCTTCTTCGGCATGCTGGTGTTTGCCGCCTGCTGGATGGCGTTGGGGTGAGGAAGCTTTCGACGCTCGTATCAGACGGCCTGAACGTCCACGTCGGCTGCCACAAGCCCGGCTGCAAGCGTATCCGGGTGATGAGCGCGAAGGAACTGCTCGAGCGGTTGGGCGACCTGACGCTGGACGAGCTCAAGGCCCGGCTGCGATGCAAGTGCGGAGAGCGGCCCGTCGATGTGATCCCGCGCAGGGACACGTCCAGCAGCGCTATCAGGAATTAGGTTGCTACCCCTTCTTCGGATACCGCCCATGACGCCGATGATAAACCATGCGGCGGAAAGACCAGACGCCGAAACCCGCGCCTGCAAACAGCAGTAGAGCAATTGCGGCGGCTATAATCTCGCGTAGATCCATGGGAGAATGCTAGCAGGTTGGTGAGGGTTATCAAGCATCGGCCCCGCGATACGCTACCCAACCCGCCCAAAACCTGCCTACGATCGCGGGATGAGCGAATCACGCAAGGATCAGCACTCTCCCGAGCCGGGGTGCATGGCTATCGTCGCGGGGCCGGTGCTATGGCTGTGGCGAGCGGTCAGGGCTTCACTTCCTCGACGCTCACAGGATCGTTAGGCTTGCCGGTGGGCGCATCGGTGCGGGTCTTGCCGGCCGAACTCGATCCCAGCCAAAATCCAAAAGCGAGCACCGCGAAGCTCTTCCACGTGCCGATCGTGTCGCCCGTCATCGTGGCGTCCCGGAGTACGATCACGACATAGGCGCTGAAGATCGCGTAACCGACGATCGCTGCGACGCAGGCGGCTACCACGATGCGCAGGTGGGGAATGCCGGTGTTCATGCCGTCAACCCCTTGTACAGCCAGCTTTCCGCGTCCCGACGCTTCGTAAGGCCCGCAAGCACCTTTCCGCCGGCCTTGTTCCAGCGAAGGAACTCGAGCGCTGCACCCGCATAGGCGCCCTCCTTGTGGCGCTTGACCAGCGTGGAATCGGCGAACGCCCGAATGCCGATGTTGTATGCCAGGCTCACCATGGCATCGAACTGGTGCTGCGTCGTCGGCACGCCGTCCAGCACCGCGGCGACCTTGTTGCCGAAGTCGCGCACCTGATCCTTCAGGCGGCTATCAGCGCGCTCCTGCGTCCAGATGGTGCCCGGCTTGATCGCCTGTCCAAGCTCGTCGGTCGTGCTGCCCCAGCCGATCGTCCATGGATCCCGGCCCGTGCCGGGGTCCGGATATGCCTGCAGCCGGCAACCTTCGAAACGCTGGATCAGTGCCACGGCGACGGAGGAGGGCGCTAACGCATCCTCCCTCGGCATCCCGAGTAACGACAGGGCATTGTCGAGGATCTCCACGGCGCCGGGACGGTTGAAGTCGACACCTTGTGCGCGAACTGCGTCGAAGATGGGTTTGCGGTTCATTCCTGACCTCGTTTCGCAAGATGCTCTTCCACGCGCGGTATTGTTTTGGCGGCCTCGCTGGACCCGCCGAGCTCGAATGCGCGACCAGACGAAACCTGCCACTGGATCACCATGCGTTGTAGACCGTCGAACTGCGCCTGAAGTTTGGACATCTTCTCGTCGCAGCGCCGGCGCTCCTCGCTAAGCTCGGCCTCAAGCTCGGAGATGCGCTTGAGAAGATCCGCCCGCAGGCTCGCGTCTTCTTCAACCAGCAGCTTCTTGTAGGGCACCCACTGGCGCACGAGGATGCCGAACAGGCCAACGACCGCAACGCACATGACATAGAACGTCGGAGTCAGGTTGTTGACGGTGACCGGGACCGCGGTCTGCGCCACGAAGCTAGATAGCCACAAAGCCCGGCTCCCCGAATGTGCGTTGCCAGCAGACATTCTCTTTCCACGCCTTGAAGAGAGCGCGGGCCCGGCCGCGGTCGATCCCGAACGGCATGGCGAATAGCTGCAAGGTCGCCAGCCCGAGGACCAGCCACCAGCCATGATCCGGATCATACCCGGCGAAGAGCACGATCAGGTCGATCGTCACCAGCGGTGCGAACAAAGCCCACGCGAATGCGTAGGCGGTCTGTCGGGCATATCGCATGCCGAACGCCGCTGCACCGAGATGCTGCAGCAGATTGACCCAATGTTCGTGAGCCCCGGCGATAAATGCGAAGTGGCCGATCGTCCACGCAACGACGACGACGAACGCCAGCCGGCTGAACGGCGCGACGAATACCGCCGTCAGCACGAGCAGCATCACATAGATGTCGCCGGGTAGCACCTACCAGCTCAACGTCGGAGTAGGCGTGGGTGTCGGGGTGGGCGTAGGCTGCGGCGGCTTCTTCGTGTGCTGCTCGCTCTCGTTCTCTTCACCTGGCATCTGCGTTCTCCTCTTGGTCGTGGGCGGTATTTGGCGGGCCTTGACGGGCGGCGTGGGGAGGTGGACAAGTAATCCGTGAACCCGCTTCGATATCTGGACGCGTCTCGCGGCGGGCTGGCCTTGGTAGTAGCGGTGGGGCATCTCGCGCAGATCTACGACCCGGCTGCACACCCGGCATATGGATGGCTCGCCTACGCTGCGGTGCTCGGGTTCTTCGCAATCAGCGGCTTCGTGATCGCCAAATCGCTGAAGGCGCACGACTGGCGGCAATTCGCGATCCGACGCGCCGATCGGTTGCTTCCGCCGTTCCTGTTCAGCGTCGCCTTGTGCGCCGTCTTGTGGGCACTGGCGCCGCTCGTGTTCACAACCAGCTCCCACGCGCTGAACGGAACCGCCCGGGCGGCTTTCAGTATGGACGGCCTGCTGCCGACCCTGCTGTTCCTGAACGGCTTTGCTGGCCCGACGCTCGATAGCAACGGTCCGCTTTGGTCGCTGTCCTACGAGGTGTGGTACTACGCGATTGCCGCGCTGGCGGTGTATCGGCAGCGGGCCATAGCGGTGCTGTTGCTGGTGGTGCTGACCATCCTGCAGCCTTGGTTCGCGATCAAGGGGCTGGCGTTCGTAGCTGGCTTCGTGGCGGGGTGGCGAGGCGCCGAACGCCCCAGCAGGCAAGCGGGCGGGCTGCTCGCGATATCGGGGAGCTTCTCCTACACTTTGTACCTCACGCACTTTCCGATCCTGCTGTTCTGCTACGGCGCGGGCGTGCCGATGTTGATGGCGGCGGCGATCGCGTTCGGCTTTGCGGCCTTGGTAGGTCCGCGGCTTGAGCGGGTGCGGGTTTCGAGGCTCGTGCATCACGAATACCCTAGCCCGACCAAGCCTTTGACGGATTCAGGCGTGCCGATGACCTTGAGCATCAACGGGGTTGTAGTCAGGAGCTGAAAGCCTAGCTCAAGATTGATCTGCGCCTCCGCGAAGCGATCCGTACCAGCCGCCAAGACAACCTCAGCATAAGTCGTCGTGTCTGCTTGGTCGCGAAGCTGAACTGTGAGGCCATACGTAGCGGCCGAGAATCTTCGAACGACCAGCCGTTCCAGCACGGTATACTTCGGCAGAGGGGGGACGTTCACGGTGGTGCCGCCTTCCGGTAGGCTACCTGTCGGACCTCGAAACCGAATCTCGTTGGGCGCCAGCGAGTAAGGCACGCTCAACGAATCAGAGCGCTGATGAAACGTCAGGCCCAATGTACCCCCGCGCGTCTGCGGCTCGATCGTGATGCTGTGCTTGATGTGGTCGCTGATCTTGCCGGTGGCGTCATCTTCGTAGAGCAGGGCTGTAGAATTGCGCAGCGTGAACTCGCCAGTGTTGGCACCCGAGAGCGATCCATAGACGCCCACGATCTTGCCGGTCTCGATGTCGCAATTGTCGACCAGGAAGTTGACGTTGTCCCACACCTTGAAGTGCGTGACCGTCGATGGGATCGTGCCGCGCGAGATCATCGCAGCGTTCAGGAGCGCGACCGTGGGCGCGTTGCCGGGGCTGATATAACCGCTCGAAACGCGATCGTAGAGCGGCGTGCAGGTGCCGCCGTCGTCCATGCGCTCGATGCGGATGCCGTCGAACGTGATGGCATGGCTGTTCGCCACGAAGGAAGACGTGGCGGTCAGGTTAAAATAGACCAGCGTGCCGTAGCTTATGACCGAGCCGCCCGTCCATTTGCAGGAAATGCCTTTTTGCAGCTTGAAGATCGTGGAGCTGCTTTTGGCCTTCACCGTGTCGAGTTCTGGGTTTTCCCAATCGCAGTTGACGAAGTTCCAGTTCACCGCCTGATCGTTGCTATTGTCCATCAGGTAATAGCAGTTTCCGAAGATGCAGCCGTCGAAATAGAACTCGCTGCACATCGTCGCGCCGGTGACGGTGAAGCATTTGTCGAAGAAGTAGAAATGGCACCGCTCGAAACGCCACGATCGCAGCGGATTGCCGCTCTGTGCGATCGTGAAGGCAGATTGGCCGAGGTCAATGCCGTAAGGATCGCCGGGGCTTACATCGGTCGCTTCCGTTGAGCGGAACACGATGTTGCGGAAGGTGATGGTGCGCGACGAGGTGCATTTTAGCGTCGCAGTTGGGCCATCGAAAACGATCTCGGTGCCGCCGCTGCCCGAGATGGTCAGGCCGCTCACGCCTCCCACGGCTGCCAGATCCAGAGGGCCGGTGATCCGATAGCGGCCGGGGGGGAGCTTCACCTCGCCGGCCAAGGCGCGGATGCCGTCAGTCAAGGCTATGCGCGCCGCGACCGCTGTCGCAAGGAGGGGCGCGCTGTCATCGGCCGCTCCGTCACCTACAGCCTCGAAGTCCTTGACTGACAGCGTTTCCCGCAGCTTGTCATTCACTGGCCGCGCAGTGGCCCCGGCTCCCGCCGCGATGAACTCCGGCAAGTCGCCGAACCCGCGCGCGATCATCTCGTCGTACAACTCACGCCCGTCCGCGGCGAGCTGCTGGAGGGCAGGGCGCACCTTGCCGCGCTCCATGTTGGGGCCGATGAAGATGCTGTCGCCGAGCGTCGTGTTGGACGCAGGCGTGCCGGAATAATCGCTAAAACTCATTAGCGTGGCTCCAATTTGCGAAAGTCTGGGGAAGGGCGTATGGTCGCGGGCTATATGACGTTCATCGAAATAGCCGTCGCTTGCGCGCTGAAGGGGCTAGTCCTCGAATTGTGGCATCGCCGCTCGGAACGTAAGCTATTGGCCGGCGCCAGCGCCGGCGAGCAGCGGCGCCCCGATAGCGCCGCCTATGCCGGCACGACGGTTGAGCTGTTCCCCGATGGCAACAAGGGCGTCTGGACGATCCGCTAGAATGGCGGCTAGCAAGCGCTGACCGTTCCGGGTGCCACCAGCCGCCAGCAGCGAACCAAGTGCTAGGCCGGCTGTAGTGCCGCCGCCCGCGTCTCCCGTAAGATAGCCGGCGCCAGCCCCGGCACCACCGAGCATCCCCGGAAGGGCCAGTGTGGCAAGGCGACCCGCTGTCCCGCTGTCAGGGACCGCAGACGGCAACACGTCCTGCCCGGCACGCTGCAGATCGAAAAATGGGCGCCGCGTCGTGGCTGCGTTCATTTTGCCGGTGTATTTCGTCGCGTTGGATCGAGCGGCCATGCCGAGTTGCGCCGGGGTGAACACGCCGCCAGCGTTCGCGCCTCTCCCGACTGCATCAGCGAGCACCGACAGGTTGCGATAGGCGCCATTGGCGGCGTCCAGTTGCGGCATAACATCTGGCGCCTGCCGGGAGACAAGGCCCGTCAGGGCATCCTCTACCTGCCCAGTGGCCCCCTTTGCCGCATCGCCCATGGAGTCATTGCTGAACCTCGCCGCCCGTAGACCCTGGAGAGCGTCCTGAATGGCCGGGCCGTTGAAAGACCCCTGCTGCAAGAACGGGTCGATGCGATCACGCACGACATAGTCGAAATCTTCCCCCATACGAGGGATGGCCTGCCCCGCGCTCCGGGCCGCACCGAAATCCGTTGAGAACTGCGCGTCAGGGGCGACGTTCACCCCGTTCAGCGCGCTCGAGTACGCGTCCGATACCGATTGCTGACCCTGCTCGATGCCTTGCTCGGCGATGTCCCGTGGCCCGACCGCACCGATTGGACCCAAACCTTCCGTGAAGGCCGCGCGGTTGAACTCCTCCAGCCCTTCCCGACGGCGAGCATTGATCATGTCCCCGAGGATCGGAACGCCGGTCAGGCGGTCCTCGACGCCCTTCACCGCCTGCCCGACACGACCTCCTTGCCCGACGAGTTGCCCGACCGTGAGGGGCACACCGCGATCGCGCAGCATATCGGCGCTGGCGTCACGCGCACCGCGGGCGACGTTGCCAGCCCCTCGGACGACGTTACGCCCGAGAATGCCGCCCAGAACGCCGCCGAGCCCGCCTGTCGCAGCCCCGGTTGCCTCATTGCCCGGAGCCGTTCCTGTGGCCCCTGCGACGGTGCCATAGAACGCGTCGCCCACCCGCGGCGCCCATGCAGCCGCTCGCGCCGGAAGCAGGGCCGACGCGGCCCCTTCGGTCAAAGCTGCGCCCGCTGCTCCTCCCACGATGTTGCTGATCATCGTGTTGCCGGGGTTCAGTCGCGCGTCGGCTTCCGAGAGCGCCTTTTGACGCTGCAGGTTTTCGGTGTAGCTACCACCTCCCAGCATGCCACCTGCGGCCGCCGCATAGTCCGCTAGCCCGGCGGTAAGGCCATTGATGCCGGCGCGGGCAGACACGTCGAGCCCGCCAGCCGTTGAGCGCTCCTCCATCGCCGGAGCAAGTGCATTGCCGAACCGTTCGCGATCGGCCTGCGTTTGCGCGAAGGCGTCGACCTTGCCGTAGTTCAGACCGATCGGCGTCCGTGGGTCCTTGCGAACCTGCGAAATTGCCGCGCGAATGGATGCCACCTCACCTTCACCCGGCGCAGCTCCGCTAAAGCGGCCGAGCAGGGCCAATGCCTGCCCCTCGTCGCCACTGCGGATGGCACTGACAATTTGCGCCTCCTGATCGGGAGCAAGGCGCTTGCCGGTGACGGGGGCGCCATCGCCGTTGAACTGCAGCATTTCGTCGGGAGCAAGGCGCCTGCCCGGGCCGCCGAGCGTAGGGCCATCGCCGCCGAGCGTAGGGCCGCCAGCCGAAGGGCTCGCAGGCGGCGGGCCAGATGGCGTACCGCCGTCAAAACCAGTCGGCTGCATCGTGCCGGGCGGGAACAGGCGATCACGTTCCTCTCGCGGGATCTGGGAGAGCGGGTTGATTCGACCATCAGCGGAAGGAACGCCCCCCAGCACCGTAACGGCCTGCACCCGGGCACGATCACGAAGCTCCTTAAGCCGCGCGATCTTGTCCGTGATCACCTCATCGTAATCTCCCGCCGCCGGGATATAGGGCCCGATATTCATCTCGACTTCCTTGGGCGAGTTGGTCTGCCCTGAAGTGAAGCCCAATGCTGTGATGGCCGCGCCTCGGACCGCATTGCCCGCAGCGTCAAAGGCGCGGTTGCCCGGAGTGGGGAGCCAGTCAAGTGCGCCTTTAAGTCCCCTCGTAGAACCCGGACCGCGCCGATAGCGGTCCTCGATGTCCGAGATAAGGTTATCGAGCTGGCGAGTTGCCGTGAACGCATTGATAGCGTTCGCTCGAGTTGCCGCCGTCAGTTCAGCGCTGCCGTTGCTGTTCGCGGTTGGTTTGGGGGAGCCGTCCGGGTTGTGGGTGGCGGCCCATTCGCGCGCTTCGCGTTCAGCCGCAGCGGCTGCCCGCGCATCGGCTGCGGCAGCGCGGCTGTCCTGAACGTCCTGACGCGATTCCTGCCTCTGCTCTTTCGGAGAGGGGGCGAGACTGAAAACCCGGCCACGCTGCATCGAAGGCGCAGGCCGGACAAGGCGCACCGGGTTTCCCTGCGCGTCGACTTCCCAGATGTTGCCGGCATCGTCCTGCGCTTGCTGCTGAGCCATTCTTTACCTCTTCAATCCGGTGGTGCCGCGCTGACCGAAGTAGGGCGCGCGGATGCGCCGATCTTGCGTGTGGACGTGGTTCTTGTGGATGAAAGCCTTGGCGCCGGGGAACGTCGCCTGCACCTCCTGAAGGAGGGCGGGAAGGTTCGGCCCGTCATAGTCGATCGCATTGCCGTCAGGGTGCCAAGAGCCCGGCACGCCACCGACAAGACGATTTCCTTCCGGCGTCCGGCGACCGCTCGTCATCACACCGCTTTTCAGGCGCATGGGAGGGCTAGCGAAAGTTGCCCGACGCACGGGGCGTCGCACCTCCGATCGGACGGAGCTTGCCGACAGGTGCGGTGGGCGTTTCGGACGGCGCCATGCCGCCCGTCAGCGCCGCGCTCAGGCCCGAACGGGGGCCGGCATAGAACTGGCCGTTCGGCAGCGAGACAGTGACGTCGGGGTCTCCCATCTGCGCCTTGCGGATCTGCTCATATGCGGCGCGTTGATCGGGGCCCATCGCCTGCCACGCCTGCACATCGCGCATCATCGGCGAAGGGTCGGGGTTCGCCAGCTTGAACTGCTCGCGCCGCACCCACTGATCGTCCTCCGCCTGCTGCCGGCGCGACCACTGCGCTTCTTCCTGCGCCTGCTGACGTTGCTGCTGTTGCATTGGCGCGTAGACCGGCTGCATTCCGCCATAATTGAGGAGCGCGTCTCCAATGGCTCCGGCGAGATGTCGGCCCATACCCCCCTCCTGGAAGAAGGAAGGCTTCGACTGCGCCGGCGGGGTTGGTTGCTGGTCGACCGCAAGCAGGTTTTGCAACCCGAGGCCGAGACGCCCAGGAGTGAGGCCAACTGCCATTACTTGATCCCCTTAAAGCCGCCGCCTGCCCATCCGGACAAGCCGGCACCCGCGATGCCTGCGAGCATCTGCCCGATGCCTCCACTCTGCGTCGTGGTGCTGGTTCCGTACCCGCCCGACGCCTGCCGAACCGCGCCGTTCGCCGCCTGCACGCCGATCCACGGCAATTCCGCGGCATTGTTGAGCAGCGATTGCGAGCCGCCCATGAGGCTCTGCGCCTGTCCGATGGCGTCCTGCTGATAGCCGCGCTCAACGCCGTAATCCTGATACCGAGCCTGATTTTCGGCCGATGCCAGCTCGCGGGCGAGAATGGCGGCGTGCTGGCCCGATCCATACCGCCCAGCCGGGCCGAACTGGTCATTCACGGAGCCGGCCACATTCTCGCGGGTTTTGGTCAGGATGGCGTCAAGGTACGGGTTGCCCTGCATATTGGCGCCCGACAGGTTGCGGTTCACGAGATCCTGCGCGCCCGTGATGCCCTTCTCGGCACCCGGCGCGACCCGCCCGTAGGTATCGCGCTGCTGGTTCGCATAGTTCATCAGATCCGGCTGCGAGGACGTGAAAACATCGTCCTGCTGCTGCAGGTTCTTGAGAATGTACGGCTGTGCCGGCGCCCATGGATCATTCTTCTGAACCGTCTTGGTTTTACCCATCCGCCCAATCCTTCACCAAATGCTCGCCGTCTGTCCGCCAGCCATAGCCGCGCAACACGCGGGCCCAGCCTTTGCGGCCGATGATCCTGCCGTTCGTCGTTCCTGCCGCTTTCGAAGCCTCGATCGCCGTCTCAAGGAATGGCACTGAGCCTGCGAGAACAGCACCGCCGGCAAGCCAGACCTCCAGCGTGTCACCGTCGATCCGCGTCACCATCGCAGCGACGGGCTTGTCCTCAACCGTGAGCCAGAGCTGCGAACGGCCATTCTCGAGGGTCGCCTCGATCTCGGTCCAGTCGTTACCACCTCGCTCCACGGCTTTGCCCAGCAACGCCACTATCGAGGGCCACAAGGCACCGTAAGGAGGTGCCACGTAGCCGAAGGTCATTCTTCCAGTGCCCGCAACCGAGGCACGCGTCCGCCGCTATCCACCGGAGGATTGATCGAGCCGCCCGAATTGCCGGTTCCAGGCGACGGGGTAGTGGACGTGACAGTCCCGCCTGCGATAACTTCCGGATCAGCAGTGGCGGCCGGGGCGAGGGTGCCGATGTAGTTCGGCAGGACAAAGTTGAGCGGGTCAGCCGGCGTGCCCTGACTGCTCCCGAGATAGGCATATAGCTCCGGGAATCGCTCTTGCGGCTCCTCGTGTCCGTCACAGAGCAGATGGAAAGGGATGGCCTTCTGGATCGGGAAGAAGCTGATTTGCCCGATCCTCAGATAGCCACCGACCAGCGCCTGAAACCCGTCCGACACGTCGCGTGAAAGCGTCGCTAGATCGCGCGACATACCCGGAACATAGGGGTCCGCCGTCTGCCGGGTGCAGATGTAGGCGAAAACCTCGCTCATCGGCTTCCGGCCGCTTCAACCGTCGCGTCGATGCCTTGGACGTATGTCCACACCTCGCCGGCTGCGATCGTAATCCGGGTCTTTGCAAATCGACCGCGAGCACGAACCGGCATCTCTCCGCTCGCCTGCAGGGTGGTGAAGTCCGCACGTCGCGGCGCGTCCCCCAGCCTCTGCCGCGTGTCGATACGGAGCGTAATCCCGCCCACTGCATCGGTCATCGGGCGGACACGCCGGATGCGGGCGCTACGGCCCGCGATCAACTCTATCGATCGTCCTGTAAGTTTGGCCGCCATGTTATCCCCGGCAAACGTGCCGAGCAGGCCGCTCTCGAACACATAGAACCGCGGATCGCCGGCACCGAAGCGCGCTGCATCAAAGGGGTCTAGGCCCACAAAATCGACGTTGTCGTCATCCTCGCCTACTGCCGGGTCCTGCTCGTCCAGCGAGGGCGCGCGAGTAAGCCGCGATGTCACGATTTCCGCGGCGAAATCGACCACTGACCACTTGTCGAGCAGCCAGTTGTAGATCCACATCCGCTGCCCGGTGGACCAGACGACCGTACTGCGCTGCCCATCCACGGCCGTCGACATCGCGTTGAAGTCCACGATGCCGTACAGCTGGTTGAAAGCCGTATCGACCCGCTCGAAACCGATGGAGCGGATTTGCGAGCCGTCCCACATCTTGAAGCCCGTATCTGAGTACCAGAAGCCAAGTTCGCCATGCTGCGCGACCGAATGGATGGTTGCGCAGCCGACGTTGCTGCTGATCTTGTCGAAGCGGAACAGGACGTTGCCGCCGATATAGGCCATCCGGCGAACGGCGTTGCGCTGAAGGATCAGCCCAACCTCTCCACCCAGAATGCCGGTAATCTCTCCGCCATCTGGGAAATCGTTGTAGTCCGACTTGCGAGTAGCGAAGGTCCACCACTCGGCATCGTTCTCACCGGACCACGCCACCTCGTTGACCAGTCCGTTGATCTGCGTGCCCACGAGGAAGTTCGACACCACCGCCATCGCCTGCATCTTGGGCGGGGTTCCGCCAAGGACTGCGACGGCGTCGGTCTCCAGATTGACCTTGATCGGGACATCAAAGGCATTGCTGACAACCGCCAGTTCGCCGAACTGGACGAAGCGCCAGCGCCCGCCCTCCGGGGTCGCGTAGCCTGTGCCGATCTCGACCCACTCAACACCGTCCTGCCGGTAGAGCTTCGTCTCTGTGCCTGCCAGGAACACGACACGCCCGCTTGGCGCTACGAACGCCGCGGCGCCGCGGCAGGTGCCGGGCAGGGCGTCGGTATGCGCAAGGAAGTCCCCAACCGGACGATAGCCCGCCGAGCTCGGATAGACGTTGATCGCCTCGGAAATCCCCGGGGAGGCGTGGTCAGGGAGGTCCGGCAGGAAATCCCCGTAGGCCAGCTTCATGCGCGACGCAGGCGGGGCGAGATCGGCCCCACTCCCCATTTGCGACGGGCACCATCCCCGCGAAGCTCGTCAATCGCCTCATCGAACAGAGACTTCCAGCCAACGGCCTGCTCGTTGTTCGCGTCCCATGCTTCCGCCTGCAAAAGGACACCGTAAAGATAGAGATCCGGCGCGCGCTCGAGCAGCCAGTTGCTGTCATCGGCTTCCGTCAGCGGCGGGATCGACCGACGATAAACCAGCGTCACATTTGCCGATCCCGGCGTGTAATAGACCTTGCCCTCGCGGATCGTGTAATAGCGCGAGATGCCCGAGGCTGGCAGGATCGCCGCATATTCGGAAGAACCCATCGGCAGAATCCGATTGCCGTCCGCCGTGCCGATCGAGACCATCGCGCCGAAATCGGCGGGGAGGCTCGCCCCGTCGCCCGTCAGCGTGGTCGAGACCTCCATATCAGGATCATCGAGCAGGCGGTTGAGGCGCGATTCCACGAGCTTGAGCCAGCGGGGCAGGCGAGTGGCTACATCGTCGCGGTCAAGGGTGTCCTCAACGTCTTCGAGGAGGTCCGCATAAGCCATCAGGACGCCTTCACGGCGCGGTGATTGGAATAGGTCAGCCGGCTGTATTCCGAAGCAAGCCGCTTGTACTCCGCATCGTACTGGTTGCCGTACATGAACTTTTCCCAAGGAATGCCGCGCTTGGCGCAATATTCCTGAGCGACGGTGACGGGCAGCTCGATCACGGCGTGACCCAGCCCGTCGACACTTGGCGCACCTTCGGAATTGATGTCGGCGACCTTGCGGAGGGCAAGCTCATTGTCCTGCCAGCGCTCGATCGTGACTTCGTGCGTGACGGGATCGCCCCACCACGTGACGCGCACGTCGTTTTCCCAATGCTGTCCGATCATCCGGCGCATCGGCGTCTCCCAAAGAAAGGGGGCGGAGAATTGCTCCCCCGCCCCGTTGTCGTTGAAGTGCGGCCTATCAGGTGAGGTCGAACACCGCCGCCGAAGCAGCTTCCTGACGGCTCTCGAGCGTGAACTCGGTGAGAACCGCGCCCTTCTCGGAATCGCCGGTCTTGGCGAGGTCCAGCGTGACCATCTTGCGGCCCTTCAGGTAGGCGACTGCCCACATATCGGGGTCAAGCAGGAAGATCTCACGATCGGCGCCGGTCTGGCCGCCGCGGACAAAGCGATCGGTGACGATCTTGACCAGCCCAAAGTCGCCTTCGAACGCCTGAATCGTCGCCGTCATCTTCTTGTCTTCCACGGCGTAGAACTTGGTCGCCGCGCCGCCCATGACGGTGGTCAGATTGCCGCGCTGCACCGGGCCGCAAAGCAGGAACGTGGGCTTGCCGCCCTGCGTCCATGCCGCCTGCTGGGCGGTCGTCACCATGGCGAGCGTGAGTGCCCGCTGGGTGCCGTCCGTTGCTGCGGCCGACGAGGTGCCGTCCGCACCGCCGGCGCCGCGATAGTCGTTGGTCGTGATCCAGCCGCACAGCGGGCGAAGCTGCGGCGCGGTGGACGAGTTGCCGGTGACGGGCGCCTGGTTCGACAGGAGGATGAACTCCTTGTCGCGCTTCAGCTCGTCACGCTTCTTGCTCATCTGGTAGACGATTTCGCTGTTGCGACCCGCCTTGTCGACGGCTTCCTGCGTGCCCGACACGATGACTTCCTTGCGGGCAATCTGCGTGCGGTTGCTGACACGCGCGGTCGGGGTTGCCGCCGCGAACGTCACGTCGTCGCCCTGAAGCTGGGCGTTACCGGCGGCGGCAGCGAGTGCGTCGGTCTGCCACTCGTGCAGCACGCCATTGGTCGTCGCGCTGTCCGCCATGGTGGTGAACGGCACGTCGACCGGCGAGATGTTGGTGATCTTGTCGAGCAGATCTTCGCGATTGCCGACGGCGGAGAACGTCAGGAACGTGTTCGTGGGAACAGCCATGGGTACTATCCTTCAAGGAGTTGGGAGGTGACCCAGTCCACCTTGCGATCGCGCGAAGCGTTGCCGGGAAACCGGGGAGGGTTTGCGCGCGAGCCGGAGCCGTCCGTGGTCAGCGGCTTCACCGCGGACTTGGGAACGACACGCTTTTCAGGGAGCGATTTTTGGGCGGCCACATGGGCGCGCCACTGACGGGCCTCGTTCGCGAGCTTCAGGACGCGATCGTCCAGAGATTCCGCGATTTCGGCATCGTTGAACCCGCTTTCCCGCAGTGCAGAGACAGCGTCGGTCGCAAACGCCTGAAACTTCGCCTCATCGGCCAGCTCGGGCATTTCCTTCACGATTGCATCGGCGGCCTTGTCGAAGCGCTGTGCGCGCTCCTGCTCGGCCTCTTGCTGTTGTCGCTGTTGTGCGGCGGTCCGGTTGCTCTCGACCTGCTGTTGCATCTGCTGGATGGCAGTCAGCCGTGCGTTGACGGCATCCTGGGCAGCGACGAAGGCAGCGGGGTCGGCGGCTTTCAGGGCCTCCCAGTTGATCGTACGGGCTTCCGCCAGCACGGGGTCGAACTGGGCAAACAGGTTGGTCGCTTCTTCAAGTTGGCTCGCGTAATGGGCCTTGATGTCCGCCTCGATGGTCGAAGCCTTGGCCTCGATCTGTCGGCGCTGCTCGGCCACTTCCGCCGTTTTCGCTTTGTAATCCTCCAGTCGGCTATAGCCCGCCAGAGCTTCGGCCAGCGGGACCTCGCGGTCCTCGCCGTTGACCTTGACGGTCACCATCTGCTGTTGTTCGGGGGAGCTTTCCTCGGGGTTCTCAGCCTCTTCGACGGGTTCGGTCGCATCGTCCTCGGTAGCGGGTGCCTCGTCGGCTTCGCCTTTCCCTTCGGCCTCATTGACCAGTTCCTGCGTGACGCTTTCCAGCTCGTTCGCAGGGGCTTCCGTGTTTCCCGACATCAGTTCGGCAGCAATGCTTTCAGCCGACGCGGGCGCGTCAACGGGTCCCGTTTCCGGGGTCGCCGTATCTGTCATTTTGGGTTCCTTCTCAGGGGTGAGAGTGGTAGTCTCAGCGCTCAGTTCGCGAGGTGTCTGCTTAGACGTTGCATCCTAGCGGTCAGGCTGCGCTTGAGTGGAAACGGGCCGGCGGCGTCAGCCGCACGTTACGCCCACGAGCAGTAAGGAAACGTCCAAGTTGGTGAGAGGCCAACACCTATCGAACTGGCGCCTGCACCCGACGGGCGGCGATCTTGCCGTTTACGATGACGCTCTCGAGTTCACCGACGATCCGGTCGACCACCTTCACCGTCAGCCATGCGATCTCGCGCTTCTGGGCGTCGATGACGCTCGTTTCGGTCCATGCCTCGATCGCTGCGGCCCGCACGTTGGCGAACGCCTCGGCCAGCAGGGGATTGTCCAGCAGCTGACGGGCTGCGGCTGCGCGGGCTTCGGTGTCGCTCATGTCATCAGTCCCAATATCCCCGCCCACAGCACCAGCGAGAGCTCAGTGATGATGAAGGGCGGAGAGCGATAGAAGTGCATCAGACGAGCGCCTCGATGTTGGCCTTGATGCCGTGCTGCGGGGTGGTTCCGCCGCTCACGAGGAACGGACGCCCCGTGTCGTTCGGATGCACGCCATCGGTGTAATAGCCGGTGCTGAATACAGCATCGGTGCCGAAGATCTTCAGCCCGCCGACCACGATTTCGCGATTGTCGAACGCGCGGAACTTGCCGTCATAGGTCTGACCCGGGCCGGCCTGAACATCAGCCGCCATGGCAAGGAGCTTGCCGCGCAGCGTGTCGAGGGGTGAGGGGCTCCCGGCGTCGTTCGCGCCGTTGTTCTTGATCTCTGCCGAAACCGCTACCTTCCAGCCGAGCGTAAGCAGGTTGGTCACGGTGCGACGTGCATCACCCTGGCGCGCGGTGATCGTCTGCGATGCCACCGTGGCGGAAGTGTTCAGGTTGTAGGTTCCAGTTCCGCCCGTTCCCGTGCCAAGCGAGTTGATGAACAGGGTGCCTCCGTTGACATCGAGCGACATGCCCACGCGGATAGCGCCGCTGGTCACGGCAGTGACGGTGAGGACCGCGGCGCTGATCGAGCCGGTGAAAACCGAGTCCAGAGTGCCCGCCGTATCGTATACTTCGTTCGCTCTCGCCACGGTATCGTTAGCCGTGAGGGCACCGGGATCGGCAGTTGCGTTGGTTTTGGGCCAGCCGGACGCCGCAGTCATGTCGTTCACGCCGGGGCCGACGCCGAACACCGCGCGATCCTTGCCGCCGCCCAGCAGGAAGCCATAGGGCGAGGTCGGACGGACGGTGGCGTTGTACTGCGTCTGCCATCCCTTGCCCGAATAGCCGAGATTGATCACGCGGTGACTGGTGGCGAGGGCATTTGCGCCACCCGGCTCGGTCAGCATCATCGCCATGGACACGCCATTGGTCTGGTTCTGCTCGGTGCGGCTATCGCCTCCGAGGATAGTGCTATCGGTGATCGCCGGGATCGCCCAGTTGCTGGTCAGAATGCCTGCGATCAGTGTCGACTGCGCCAGCACGTTCGCATTGGTGAACTGCCCCGTCGTCCAGCCAGCGAGGTAGTAGAGGTCCAGATACGCGTACTCGAACGTCGAGCCCGAGCCATTCGCCCGCCGCCCGACTTCAAAGCCAGTGCGGCCGACATTGCGTTGCCCGCTGATCGCGAGGCTTGCGACCTCGTTGTTGAGCCAGTGGTGCAGCGTGCCCGAGGTGGTCGCCCCGCCCACACCGTCGCTCGCCATGATCGCGTTGCCGATGACCTGAAGCTGGCAGCCGGTCTCCAGTTTGGCAGCGTTGGCGACAGCGGTGTTGATCAGCGGCGTCATGCCCGAGACCATCGGGGCGCCCGGGATGACGTTGGTCCCGCCCGAGCAGCCGAGCTGTGCAGATCCGTTCGTGGCCGGCGTCGCGCCGTTGTTGCCGTGACTGACGAATGCCTGCTTGTAGGCAAGGTGGACGCGCCCAACGAGCATCCATGTCGCGCAATAGGTGTCCAGCGCCGCAAGCGTGGCGTTGCGCAACCATGCTCCCTGAATGCCGGTGAACACCGTGAAGCGCAGGAACTTGCGGCCCAGCAGATCCGTCATCAGTACGGGGCCGTTTGTGTCGGGCGAGGTGAAGGGCAGGCCCTTCTGATCGGTGAACCCGGTCACGCGCCCGCCGCTCTCGGTGAACGTCGTCAGGTGCGGGAAGACTTCGACGTTCGGGGCGCTGGCGACCGTCGCATAGTTCGGAGCAGCCACGCCGGGAGTGGGCGTAGGCGTGGGGGTGCCGCCCTTCGCAGTCTCTGCGATAATCTCTGAAAGAGTGCGCCCGGCATACTCGCCCGGATCAACCCCCAAGGCCGCCGCCAGCTCGCGCATGAGCCCAACCTGTGACCACTGCGTCGGCGTGCCGCCGGCTGCGGTCACCGCCTCCCGCAGAAGTTCACGGATGGACCATTTCGTCGGTGTCCCACCATAGGCTGTGACCAGCTGACGAAACAGCCCGACGATATCATAGCGGGTGGGGGTTCCGCCATTTACAGACACAGCAGCGCGCAGATCGGGCACATTCATCAGGCGCGATCCTCTCGGCTGCTCGGGAAAAGGTGGGGCGGCCCTGACGGGTCGCCCCGGTATTGCCTCAGAGGGCGGGTTCGTCCGCTGCGGCAATCGCCGTGCGAAGTTCCTTGTCGCTGAGACCCTTCGGATTAATGTTCTTCGTGGCCGCATAGGCCTGAAGAGCAGCACCCGAGAGGGAGTCGAGCGGCACGTCGTTGGGCGGGCCCTTCTGCGCGGCCTCCGCTGCGGCTGCCTCGCCCTTGGTGACCGTCTCCCACTGCTCGCCCGGGGTATCGGCAGTCACAAACGGCTCCCCGGGAGCATACATCTTGCCCCCGGTGTAGACCGCGTGCGGAGCGACATAGGTCTTTGGCTGCTTTGCCATGTCATTCACTCCTTAGTTGGACTGGCGCGACATCACGACGCCGGCCGTGATGGTGCCCAAGGTGGGGGCGGTGCCGGCGACGGTGTACCGAAGCCGGACGTAGCGCTCGTTCACGCCCACCGGCAGATGATCCGGGAGCAGGTAGCGCGCGCCCGTTGCCAGCTGGGCCAGCGTGTATGCCGGCGAGGTCCAGACGGTGGTGGCGCTCGCGAACCCGGCGTTGTCGTCCGTCTCGATCGAGATGGTCAGCGAAGTCAGGTTGTTGAACGAAGCGGTGACGCCGCAGTAAAGCGGAACGTCTTCACCCTTGCCGATGTCGCGGGCGAGAGCCGACGACGAGCCGTAGGGAGTGCCGGTCGCACCAAGATCGATGATATTGGTGGATACGGCGGTTGCGGTGACGGCCTGGTTCTCGGAAAACAGGCCCGTGCGATCCATAATCATGTCGATATTCTCCTGTTTTCCGGATCAGACCACGCGGGCTTCCGCGTTGATCAGGGCGTCCGTCTCGCGGATCGGGATGCCGCGGTAGGTCGGGATTTCCTTGCCGGCGATCTCGTCCGGGGTCATGCGAACGAAGTTGTCGCTCGCCCCGTCGTTAGTCGCCTGCGCATCGAGCGCCTGCAAGAAGTCGCGGTTTGCGTAGATGACGGGCTTGACGCCCTGCACCATGCCACCGTTCTGCATCCGCGTGTTGCGGCGCTCATGGGCCTTGTAATAGGCCTGCCGCAGCAACGCATACACGTCGACCGTGCCGGCGAGCATGTTGGACACGTCGATGTTGGCGATGCGGACGTTGTAGCGCCAGTCGCCGACTTTCACGCCGACGTGCTGGGAGAAATATTCCTCCTTCACGAAGTACGGCATGCCGTTGTCATCGAGCGTGCGCTGCTCGCCCTTGTCTTCGCGCTGGATGCCGCCGGTCGTACCCTCGGGGTAGATCAGCGACGTGCCGGGAGCGCCCCAGCCCACGAGCCAGACGGACGTGTTGTCAGAGCCGACACCGCCGCCGTCCACGATCTGGGCAGCGGCTGCACCGCCCGCCGCAATCGCGTTGTAGCGTGCAGCCAGGCCCTTGAAGCGCTCAGGCGTGATGTTCGAGTCCGCGTAGAAGAAGTTGGACTGCACATCCTGCGAGATGGCTTCCAGCGCCGCGTTGGCTTCCGCCATGCGCTCGCCGGCGGGGTCCTTCACCAGCTTCAGGAAGCGGGTGTCGATGGTCGACAAGCGCTCGACAAAGCCGGTCGTGTCTTCCACCTGCTGGGTGGTCGACTTGCTCTGCAGGATGCCCTGATAGAGCTTGCCCCACGCAACGGAACCAAGCCCCGTGCGGATCGTGGAACGGTGGCTCGAGCCGTTATTCGCCTCGATGACGTGGGCGTCCTGCATGAGCGGATTGAGCTGATGCAGCGCCTCGATGATCGGCATGATGTTGCCGTTGCGGTCTACCCGCTTGTAGTGGTCGATGATTCCCAGAAAGGAATTGCCAATGGTCGCCATTGCGGCCTCCTGTTAGTCGTTCGGGTAAAGCTGCCTGGCGATGGGGACTGGTGCGGCTCTCGCTGCTGTCCCCGCGGCGCCGGGCGCGGACACTTTCGGAAGGGCTTTCGCCGAGCGAACGCCTTCCATCTTGCGAGCCTGGAGCGAGTCCCACTTGCTGGCCTTGTCCTTCCAGCCCTTCACCCGCTTCATCGCGAGGATGTCGGAAGGCCATGCCTGGGCAATGCGTTCGTCGTCGTAGCCAAGCTCTTTGGCGATCGGCGTCAGGTCCTGTACCAGCTGCTGGTATTGGGTCTGGTCGTTCAGCTCTGGCAGCTCGATCGAGACGCGCTTTGCATCCTGCTGGAGCATCTGGATTTGCTGCTGCTGAAGCTGCTGCTCCGCCTGTGAACGGATCTGGCTGGCGTGCTGCATCAGTTGCTGATGCTGGGCGAGCGCCTGCCCATACTGGTCCTTGGCGTACAGGTAGCTTTGCATGTCCTGAAACTGGGCCGGGTTCGGCTCAGGCGGCAGGAACTGCTGTGCGACCAACTCAACTTGCTGGGCGTAGTACTGCTGACTCTCCGCGACATTGGCCTGAAGTTCGGCTTGCGCCTGCCTCTGGGCCTCCGCTGCGCGGGTGGTGACATCGGTGACCTGCCGATTGCGGTGGGCGTCCTGCTCCGCGAGAAAGGCCTGCATGTCAGGAGGTAGCTGGGCGAACTTCGCCTTGGCTTCCTTGTCCCAGCTAACGGGTGGATCAATGGCCGCTTCCGGTTCGTCCACTTCGTCGGTCTGGTCGTCATCGACGGGCTCATCGTCCGACTGCTCCGGCTCATCACCGGCATCTGGTTCCTTCGCATCCTCGGGATACATCGATGCGGGATCGAGGGGCGCGTTCGTCTGATCAGCCGTCGCACCGTTCGCATCATCGAGAACGGGAGCGTCGGCGACTGCTTCTGCAAGCTGGGTCACCTGTGTTGCTCCAAAGAAAAAGGGCCGCAGAAGCAGCCCTTGCGTCACCCGCTGGTGCGGGAATCTAGTTCAGCTGTTGCCGGAACCGCGCCAGCATGTCGGCCAGCACCGCTTCCTCATTTTCCCTGTCAGGATCGAACTCGACAATCTCGAAGTGCTTGCCGTCCGTGAGGATCAAGCTCTTGCCTGATTGCCCATCAGTCGGCTGGCCATCGAACAGCATCAGCCCCGCGTCGGAGATGTCCTCGCGGATGGTCACCCGAGCCACTTCCTCCGCTCGGTCGACATGCCCTCGATCTGCCGGGCGCGCTGCACACCATCCAGCGCTACCTCACCGTCAGCAACGAGCGACTTGATCTGCACCCGCACCTGCTCGGCGATCTTCGCGGCCGACGCCAGCTTGATGATTTTACCCGTATCCCACGGCGTCTCGGCGGCAATCTGCGTCAGGCGGGACATATAGTCGGTAATCACCACATCGAACGCCGGATCGAGGAACTCACGCAGCGCCGATGTGGCCCGCTGACCGCGATCGATGCGCTCAGATGCAACAGCGTCGGTCATTGCGCGAGATCTCCGCCCGGCCTGAAGCCGTTAACGCCCGAACCCTCTTGCGGTGCCTGCTTCAAGGTCTTCTCGAACTCGAACCGCTCCTCGGCCATTCCCATCTCGAATATCATCTTGTCCTGAGCAAGCCGCGCCTCTTCCGCCGCCTTGTCGCGGCGCAGCTGTGCGTCCAGTTCGGCCGATGCCCGCTTGGTCTCCGCGTCCGCCTGCGCACCAATGGTGCGGATCTCGCCGTCAATCTCGACCGACCGCATCTTGATCTGCGCCTGCCGCTCCTGTTCGGCTTGCTCGCCTGCCAGCTTCTGGGCCTCAATCGCTGCCTGCGCCTCCGCCTGTGCCGCCTGCGGGTCAGGACGCTGCGGCATCTCGCCGGTTTCAGGGTCCTTCAGCGTTTCTGGGTCGACCAGATAGTCGGAGGGGCTGCCCAGCGACGCATCCTTGATCATGCCGCGGACATTGTTGAAGATCTTGTCCTCATTCACCAGCGGTGAGCCGGCAGCATAGGCCTCCTTCTGGAAGTCGAGCAGCTGGACACGGTAGGCGAGGCGCTGATCCTTGCGGCCGGTGCCGAGCCCAACGTTGATCAGCATGTCGATCTCTTCGGGCCATGTGCGCGGGTCGATCTCCACCCGCGTACCGTCGATCTTCATGCTGAACGGTTGCCCGAACTTGCGCATCAGCCGGTAGCGCTTGGCGAACATCGGGGCGACCAGATCTTCCGCGAAGTTGCGAGCGACATATTCGCCCACCTGATCGCCGGCCTGCTGCAGCATCGCCATGCCCGAAGCCGTCTTGTTCAGCGTGTCGGGGTTCAGCCCCTGATTGTGCCGCGTGACGCCCGTGCGGGACTCGCGCTCGGCGGTCATCATCTCCATGGCCTCAAAGGCGTGGCCGGCAACGAACGGAACCGCAAAGGGTACGGGCGCCTGACCACCCTTGTAGCGCACCAGCGCGCCGGGACGGACGGTCAGGAGGTCGCTTATCGTATCCGCCGTCATGCCCACTTCATCGACAGCTACCCGCGGCGAGTTGGACAGGTACAGATTGTCCATCGCCTGGCGCAACATCACCGATCGCGTGCGCTGGATGTCCATGGTCTTGTCGGCAGATGACTGGCCAATGAACCGGTGCTGCATCGGGAAGGGGGTCCATCCCGAGAATGGCTGCTCCTCTACTTCCTCGACCGAAAGGATCGTCGTGCCGATGCGATGCACGCACAGCAACTCATCGTAGCCGTCGCCATTGGCATCGTAGCGGACATATTCTTCATAGAGCCACAGGCGGCGCTGGTTGCCGGGCCGCGCTACCTCACGGCTCGTAGCGCCGGCATCGCGAGCGTTTGCAAGAGTGGTAGAGGAGGGGTTGTCGCCCCACAGCTCATTCACCTTGTCAATCGGGAAGCCCATCTCGATCAGTTCGGACAGGCTCTTTTCCGTCACATGGGCAATGTAGGCAGCATCATCGAGTGACCGCGCATCCGGCGCAATCCGGAACTCCTCGTTCGGAACGGCCATATCGCGAAACTGCGGCGGCTGCTCAACGCGGACACGGACCTTCCACAGCCCTTCGAACTCGTCCAGCTCATCGATTGGTTCGGCGGCCAGCACCTCCCCAAACTCCGGGTTGGCCTGCACCTCGAGCAGCATGTCGATCGGCACTTCGCCCGTCTCGATCTTGAACTTGCGCTGCACCCAGCTCTTTACGATCCCGGTCTTCTCGAGCAGGCCTGCCTTCAGGCTGTCGTGAAGCACCCGATAGCCGTTCTGCTTGCGCATGAACTGGTATTGGACCGCCTCTGTCGCGTGCTGGCCGAAGTCCTCGCCATCTTCGCCTTCGCCGTCGAACTCAACGACATGATCGCCGGACACCATCGTGCGCAGGACTTCGATAACCTGCTGGTCGACCACTTCGGCAACATCGCGCGTCACCAGCTGCGAGCGCCCCTCAAGCTCATCACCGAATAGCTCGCCGTTGTAATAATCGAGGGCGACGGCCCGCTGATCGTCCAGCGATGTATCCTTGGCGCGCTCGGCCTCGGACTGCAGGTATGCGAGCAGATCGGGGGCGTCCTCCCTCATGCGATGCCCCTCTTCTCGTAATTGATTGTCTGTGCCTGCTTCGGCGCCTCATAGGCGACGCACATCAGGCCGAAGGCATCAGCCCCGTGGCTGGACCAGTCGTGCTCCGGGCCGAGGCCGATGTTGCGCGCCTCGTCCTTCTTCTCGTGATACCAGCCAAGCGCCTGTCGGCCGCCCTCGGTGGTTGCCCTGTTGAACCAGATCGACGGGAATAGCCTGCGTGCCGATTCAACCCGCATCTTGGCCGCGCCCTTGCCCTGATTGGGTATTACGACGACATCAAACCCGGCAGCCTTCAATGCGCTTTCGAAGCTGACATCGTGGACCCGATCGTTAGTCTCACCATCGTGCGGCAACACACAAAGGGCCTTACCATAGCCTTCCTCGCGCAACCACTGAACGTGGGTAGCAAGTGGCTGTCCCTGCGCTTCGTAATAATCCAGCACGCGGATCTCGCGGCCCACATACTGGGCTATCCAGATCGAGCAGGAATCGGCCCGTGCGCCCGTGCCGCCGATGTCCCAAAACGCGCGGTAGGTCATCAGCGGGTCCGGCGCGACGTTGGCAATCCGGCCTGCGGCCTTCGCTGCATTCAGTTCCTTGGCGAAGTATGCGCCTTCCACAACCGTCACGTACTCGCCGTCCCAGATGTGCCCGTACTGGTCGGGCTGCATCCGGAGACCATCAACGCGCTCCTGCTCAAGCTCCGAGGTGAACCACGGATTGTCCCGCCAGTTCGCCTGCACCACGACGGCGCCGGTTGGTTTCTCCGCACCGCGAAACATCTGGTCGACGGGATCAATCGGCCGTCGCGGGTTCCAGCTCCACCACCGCTGGGAGCCAGGCGCACGAATGGTCGGGCGAAGCAGGTTGATCGAATGCTGCGTGGCGCCTTGGGCCTCTTCCCACCATGCCCGCTTGAACCCTTCCAGCGACTTGATGCTGTCAGCGGTGTAGTCCTGCATGCCCTTGAAGATGATAATGCCATCACCCGGGGTGGTGATCACGTCCCGGAACACCTTGAACCCATCCGCTTGGGTCAGCCTGAAGTCGCTCAATTTCTGCTCGATCAGCGCCTTGCTCGACTGCGCCAGATCCTTCTGCACCTCGCGGATACAAACACACCTCAGGCCCTCGCCCGCTGCCTGTCCGGGCTCGGCAAGGCAGTCCTCAACCATTAGCCCGCCGAAGAAATGCGACTTCCCTGAGCCGCGGCCCCCGTATGCCGCCTTGTCCCGCGCATCGGCGAGAAGCGGTTCGAAGACCTCAGCTGTCGGTATGCTGAGCGTTCGGCCGGACAACTTCGCGCACGATCGTATGGATGAGGTGTTCGCCGTTTTCTCCCGCGCCCTCAACCTGCGTCGGCATCACCTTGGCGAGCAAACCCATAAACGCGACCGGCTGCTCGTTGGCCTGCTTCTTCAGGTACGCGACGCCACCATCAGGGTGCGCCTCGTCCAGCGCCTGAAGGATCATCTCCTTGATCGCCTTGGTGGCCTTGTTGACCGAGCCCTTGGGGCGGCCTTTGCCGGCATTTCCCTTGTTCTCAGGCTGGTTGTCCGCATCGAAGACAGGCATGGCTCAGACCACACCGCTCCGCTGAAGCACGACGACCAGTGCGAGCACGATCACGACAAGCTTCAGCAGGTTCGACAGGCGCCCGTCCATGCCGAGCAAGTCGACGGCGTAGAACAGCACGGCCACGATGAGGATTGCGACCAGCAGCGTGATCAGAAGGCTAACCATGCCAATGCTCCTCGAATATGTCCCGCCCGACGGCCTTCGCGCAGCTGGTGCATCAGTGCGTCTGCGGATCGGGGTCGGGCGGGGTCAGCGCAGGGGACGCGCGCTGAAACGAAAAAGGCCCGCCGAAGCGAGCCCTTATTGGCGCAATTCGCCAACTTGTGGGATTCCATGCCCGAATTTTCCGGTCACGTCAAGCGCAGATACAACGCGAGTGCATCCAGCCCTTTGCGGATCTCGGCCATGTTCCGCATTGCGGCCCGTCCGGCATAGCGCGGCATGCTGTCATGGATCAGCAGACGGTCCATGAACCCCTGCAGCTCACGGGGAAACTCGCTGCGCATCAGCCGCATCTGGTCGCGTGCCCTGACCTGCGCTTCCTGCCGTGGCAACCCGAAGCCGAAGTTGCCCGGGTGTTCGGCTGCCCCGGAGCGCTCGCCGTAGCTGGCGACCACCGACAGCGCGAAATGGCAGCGGGCATGCGTCTCGCGGTACACGTTGCCGGCGTACCACTGCAGGTAGCTCAGGTTGCCCGACTTGTGCAGGCGATCGAGGTGCGTGGCGCGGAACTGCCGCGCCTTGCCCTGCCGCTCGCCAAGCTTCTCGATGCCGGCCGGCACGATGTCGTTGTCCGGGTCCTTGGCGAGGCGTTCCGGAGTCGCGTCGATACCCGTCACCATGACAACGGGCGGACCCTTGGCTTTCATCGGCTTGCGCTTTGCGTGGCGACCCATATCCCGTCCTTTCGATTTTAAAGCCCGTGTGGCGTGTTCGCGCTGATTGTGAGGGATTGTCCCACTTCACCCTCAAATCGCGTCCAGTGGCCTGCGTTGGGCAGTTTTGAGGCATTTCGGAGCGTGACCGGCCTAGAGCCGCCTAGTTTACGCGCCATCACTCACTCCTGCGCCGGTGGTTTGCGGGGGTTGGCTTTGATCGCGGCCATCTCGGCATCAGGATCGTCGCCATACTCGATCATCAGCGCGCGAACCTGATCCTCAGAGATCAACTCCTCGATCTCGCCTCCGCATTTCGGGCAGAAGCCAAGGTCCATTGCGACTGGGCGAGTAGGGTGCTCGCGCATGTCTGCCATGGTGCCGATGTGCCCACATTGCGGGCAGTCGAAGAACCACTCCATCTCGCTCACCCCTTCCTCCTGTTCCATGAAGCCAGCACCGGCAGATAGAACCGCGTGGTCCGCTTCTTCGGGCAGCGCGTGCACTTCTCGATCATGAGCATGTTTCCGAATGTCCGCTCGAAGCCGTCGCCAAGGTTGTACGGGCCGTCGTAGGTGGGCTCGCCGTAGCGATGGATGCCGAAGCGGCAGAGGATGCTCATGCTACTCTCGCCACGATTGCTGCGATGATGGCGGTCATGCGGGGGTGTCCGCAGCTAGCTCATAGGTCGCCTCGAAGATGCTGCGCTCGACGTTCCACTTTTCGCCAGCGGGCCCGGTGCAGATGTAATCCCCGTTGCGGAGGGTGTGTTGACCTTCCAGCGTTTGGAGCACGAACGAAAAGCGGTTGTCCTTGAGTGGGTCGCCGAGGCCGTCAGAGATAACACCAGCGGGGATTTTGCCTTCGCTCGGCAAGAACTGCTCAGCTTCAACGAGCGCGGTTTTACGATACATGGGCACGGGCGTTCTCCTGATGGTGTGAGTACCGAAGTTTTTTCGTCCAAGCTGCGCGATGCTGGGCGATGCTGCCGACATGAAATGGGTCCCCGGCCTCTGCCATTCCGAGCAACACCCCGAACAAGTCTGATATCTCGCTGTTCAGCTGGGCCGCGTTGTCGCCATCGTCGGGCTTGTCCGGGTTGTAGCTGTACGGACCGTGCCGTTTGATCTTGGACACCGCCACGATGATTTCCGCGGCCTCCTCCGAAAGCATGTCGAGGCGCTCGATCTCCGCGTTTGTCAGACCGCTAAACGGCCACTCGGCTGAAGCTAGTTCGCTCATGCCTGTTCCTTCATGCTGTCGGGGAGGGGGTGCGAACCGGCAATCCGGCCCGTGCGCTGATCCAGAAACACCGTCTCGCAGCAGCACTCGCCCGGGAGGCCCATGCGGACCTTCACGACGGCAAGCTGGGCCTCGTTCCTGGTCTTGTCCTTGCGGTGATAGACCAGCCCGTAATCGGCCTTGTTCGACCAATTCGCGGAGTCCGAGACGTCGTACAGGCTGGGCATCTGGTTGACGCCCTTCTGCGGCTTGGTCGGGTGCGCCACGATCCAGACCGCGACGTTGTGCATCCGGGCAAAGCGCTTCACTGCGCGAATGGCGCGGCCGACATACTCGGTAACAGTCTCATCGCCGCGGCGCTTGTGCTCGACCTCGTTCCAGGGGTCGAAGATGAACAGCTTGCACCCGTCGCGAACTGCGGCAGTGCGAGCGAGCTCAAGCAGGCCGTTGATGTCGATCTCCAGATCCTCGTTCAGCGAATTGCTGATGATGCGGATCTGCCTCTCCAGCGTCTCGTATGCCGCCTTGCGTTGAGGATGCCCGGCGAACTCGTAGCGCGAGCAGCCGATGAGCGCCTGTGCGAGCTGGTCGCGAAGGATCGGCTTGGGAAGCGTTTCGAAGCTGCCAAGGCACACGTTGAACCCGCGCATGATGGCATGGGCTACAATCGTGTTCGTCACGGTCGTCTTGCCCATGTTGGCATAGCCGGTGAACACCGTGAGGGTGCCGGCCACGATCTCGATCTTGCCATCCAGCGCGTCGATGCCGAGCGGGATACCGCGAACCTCGGGCATGTCGGGGAAGTCGCTGAGCCGATAAAGGCCTTCGACCGGGACCGGCTTGGCTTCGCGCAGCGCCTTGTGAACCGCATCGGCGCCATGCTCGAGCAGGACTTCGTTCAGATCCTTGGCAGGGAACGGGTACTCCACGAAGCTGCAGCGATCGGCGCCGAGCAGCGCAATCAGGTCCGCGCGCAGTGCCTTGCCGGCTGCGTCGTCATCGACCGCGAGAACGATCCGCGATACCCGGTTTATCTGGTCGCGAGCCCGCCACAGAAACTCGTAGCGCTTGGCATTAGCCGGGTCGTCGCTCTCCGTGGAGGGCGCCCCGTTGGGAACCGAGCTGGCGTCCCAGCCCAGATCGAGCGCCACCATCGCATCCCACTCGCCCTCGCAGAGAACCCATGGTTGACCAGTCTCGGCTGCCCGTTCCAGCCCGTCGAGGTTCCAGAGCACCAGCGGCGCGTCCGGGTCCATCATGTGGCGCTTCTCGGAGGTGAGCCGATACTTGTGGTTCACCGTCCGGCCGTGCTCCACGTAGGGAACCGCCAACCACTTCGCGCCGGATCGGTCGACTGTCTCCAGCCCAAGCTTTGCTGCCAGCCCGGCGGAAATCCCGCGGGCTTCGATCCATGCCGCGTGCTTCGGATGCATTGCCGGTGCCGCCTGCGAACTGGCAGTGGTGGCAGTACCAGACATATCCCTCGTCGGTTCGTGTGACACTCAAGCACCTGTCTTTCTTGTGTTTCCGCTTGTCGCTGCATTCGGGGCACGTTTGCTTGCCCTCTCGCGTCGGGTTCCAGTGGATCATAGGGGGACCACCGGCTGCCGCGCGCTCTGCCTCTCGGTCCGCCACCGCCCTTCGATCCAGCCCATGGGGTCGACCACGCCCTGCCGCTGCGCTGCGCCGAGGGCCTCGATGACCGCGCCGGCGCCATGATCCCGCCGCCATTTGCCGAGCTGTGGACGCGCCTTGCTTTCGGGAATGCCGCAGCCGGCGAGATAGCGAAGGCCAGTGTCGAACATCACCTTTTCAGGATCGACAAGCGGCACGACCGTGCCCGAAGATTTATCTTCGGAACTCTGTACTCTGTCTCTGTTATCTGGTGCGTCACTGCGACGTTCTTGTGACGTCACATCGCCGTCACGGTGACGTTCGCGATACGCCTTGGTGCGTGCTGCGGAACGGTCACTTTGGAACTGGCGTGACGCCCATTTTGCCACTTTCCCCTCCGAGAGGCGTCCGATGTCCTCCAAACCGGAAATAACGGCGGCAACCTTGCTGGCAGGGCATCGAAGGAAGCGGGCGATTTCCTCTTTTTCGACCTCGAAGCGCCCACCGTCATCAATCTCGGCTGCGCTCTCCAAAATTGCGATCCAGACCCACACGACGCGCTCGACGGATTGCTTCGATTTGATCGAAACACGGACCAGCTTGTCGTCGCGGGCGAGCCCGGCATAATGGCGAAACCAGCGGCTCATTGCGCATCGAGCTCCAGTGTGATGACGAGCCGCGGACGCTCGGAATACCGCTTGCGGACGATCAGGTCGGTGACCTGGCTGTCATCGCGGAACAGGACGCCGTTGCAGCCATCCAGCGCGGCCTTGGCGTAGTTGTCGGCATCGGGGCGGGTGACCGGCTTCCTGATGCCCTCCAGAGCCTCCAGACGTGCCTTCTTGGACAGCGACTTGGGCATGGGGACATAGGCGGTGACGGTGAGCAGCAGCGCGCCTTCGATCGGCGGACAGTCCTGCATCACATCCGCTGCGGCGATCTTGATCAGATCCTCGTAGCGGCGCGTCTTGGCCGGCGTGTAGGCACGGGCGAACTTGCCACGTGTCGTCAGCTTCGGGCGACCCTTGGCGACCGGCACACCGGGTACGGTGAGCGTGATGATGCCCGCCTCGAGCAAGGGCCACGGCGCGTTCATGCGTGCGCCCTCCGCGTCTCGACGCCCTTGCGAGCTGCACGCTGGCGGTCCTCACGAAGCAGCTTGCGCGCCGCGAGGCGTGCGTCGATGTACGCCGCGATATGATCGGTGGTGAGCTCGAGCGTAGCCATCACAGCAACCCCGAGGCGATACCGCCTAGTGTGAAAGCGTGGTCAGCACGGCGGAAGCTTGGCCTCTCGATAAGGGCCGCGCCTGCATGTAGGCGCTCAAGCTGACGTTGAAGCGGTGTTAGCGCATCTACGCGGCGGGCTTCGGTCGCGGCGATCTTCGCGGCAACGTCGGCGAGGATCAGGCGCTTTGCCTCGCCCGCCCCGATCTTCTTGCGCAGGGCGCGATACTCTTCCATCCGGTCTGCGGGGCACCAGTCTAGCCGGCGCGCGCGCGCAGACAGCCACCGCGCCCTAGCCTCAGGGGAACCGTGGAGAAGCTTTTGGAGCCCGACCCCGGACGCCCGCTTCTTCTCTACCCAAGCGGGATTGTTCCTGCCTTCAGCCACAGCTCGCCTGGCCGCAGCCGACTTCTTCGCGCGCGTTTCCGGGGATTTGAGCTTCGCAAGGCGACGCGCAGCTACGGCGGCATCGGCTTGCATGTGCAGCATCACGCACCGTCTGCAGCGCCCAGACTGGTTGCGCGTACTGATCGTGCCCGAGCAATCGAGACAGGTGCGCGTCATCCCTTCCTCCGTTGTGCGATGCAGGGTGTTTGGTAGACGCCGGCGCGGATCAGAGCCTGTCGAACGGCTGGCGTCCGGACACTGAATTGCTCGGCGATTTCTTCCGTGCCGAGACCGCGGCGGTACATCGCCACCATCCGTTCACGGCGGCCAAGGTCAGGGCTCATCGGCCATCTCCCGGAATGATGAAGCGGAATTCCCAGCAGTCAGGCGCCCCGAAGCCGATCAGGATAGGGACGGTGCTGACGTGATCAGGGGTGCAGAACAGGTCGCCGGAGCTGTATCCGGTCTCGTCAACCGTGCGGTGCGAGAGGTACGGAAAGCGCTCCGCCGTGCGCGCGTAGATGCCGGGTGCTGCGACGGGGCTCATGCGAACAAGCTCCCCTGCACCGGCGTCTTGGCCTTCTGCATCTCGCGACGTGCTCGAGCGGCACCGTTCAGCCACATCGCCTTGACTACGGGCTTCTTCGCCTGACGGGCGCAGTGGAGCATGTGGGCGTGGTAGACCCGCCAGTCTGGTGAGGCGGTCATGCTGCGGCCCTATGCTGAGCCAATGAGCGATTGACGGCTCGGGCAACGGCGCGGCCCATCGGAATCGGCACCCCGTTCGCTATCGCGCGGCGAAGCTCTGTGGTCGTGAACGGGCTGTTGACGAACCGGCCTGCGTCTAATCCTTGGTCCCTCGCCATGTCGGCGATCGAGGCACGGTGGCCGCCTTTCCCGGCTTGCCCGCTGCTGATGACGGCCGGCTTGTAATTCCCCGGGAGCAGGGCCTCTCCGTCGATGTGGAAGGCGTCCACGGCTACGCGAGCGCCGAAGGTGAACTTCCTCTCGCGGTTTTGCTCGCCGCCACACCACCGGTTGTTGCAAAGACGCTGCACCGACGAATAGCCCGGGGTGTCCGGAGCCGGTGCAGCCGCGACGTTCTCCATGAGATACCAGTAAGGCTGGGCCTCATTCACACACCGGGCGAACTCCGGGATGCGGTCGGGCATCATGCATTGGTCGCCCCACCGGGCACGATTGACGTTCCCGAGCCCCGACCAGCTTTGGCAGGGAGGTCCGCCGATAATGCCGGCGAAGACCCCCGCAGGGGGATGGAAGGCGCATATATCGCCGCCCCACAGCAGATCGGGACCGCGAACGACGCAAAAGCCCTCTTCCTCGAAGGCTTGATCCAACAGGCCTATTCCCGGGAACAGTGAGAGGACAACGCCGCTCATGCCGACTTCCCCGCGCTCGACAGCGGCAGGATCTCCGCAATCAGCGCATCCGCTGCTTCCGTGGTGATGCGCTCTTCCGTGTGGTCGATGCGGTTGTCAGCGGCAGCGTTGGCGATGATAGCGAAGTGCTTCATGCCGTTCGCCACGATTTGCATCGGCTGGCTGTGAACGACTTCGTCTGCGGGCTGGCCGACATAACCTAGCGCCGCGATCAGTTTCCCGATCGTGCGATCTCCCAGAGAGAGGGCCAGCGAGAACGCGTCCTCAATGGCGACCCGACGCTTTTTCCCAGCGTCGCGCGACATGATCTGGTCGATCTGGTAGATGTTTACGCCGCTATCTTCGGCCAACGATTTGCGCGTGAACGTGTGGTCCACGTTGAACGCGCGGTGGAGATCCTTGCGGAGAATGTCCCGCAAACGTTCGTCCGACACGACGGGCGAGCTTTGGACATCATTGCTGCAGTTGCTCACTTACAAGCACTCCCAAGATGAATGAACCCGCCGCCCTGATCAGCCCCGAGGAAGTTGCCGCCCGTGTGGAGGCGGTGGTCGGTGGTGTCGTGGCGCATTGGCGGGCAGGGTGTTGCGAGGATGCCGAAACCGGAATCGGCGGCACGGTTGAGAGCGCGGACACCCTGAGGACCGACAGCGAGCAATGCGGTGCCGCAGCTGGGCTGTCTGCCTTCCGTGCCGTCGGGGCGGAGGAAGCGGATCTTGCGGGTGAACAGGACAGCATCGGCCTTGAGCCATGCATCCCAGAACCACAGCGCACTGGTGCGGTCCGGAACGAGCGCGATGCCGTTGGCGTGCTGGAAGAACTTGTCGAGCCACGGGACCAGACCGTTGCGACCGCCGAAGGGTGGGTTCATCCAGACGAAGCCCGACCACTCGGTTCCGAGGCTGTCTTTCCACAGCCAGCGGCGACCACCGCTCGGCGTCGTGCAGCGCAGTCGATCGCCGATGTAGCTGGGGATGCACATGGGCGCAGCGACATCCATGTCGAAGTCGCACCCGAGCGCGTCGAAGACGGCCTTGGGCGTATACCACTCGTCAGTGGCGCCGGGGGCTTCCCAAGCGCTCACAGCGCACCACCGCGCGAGAACCAGTCCACCGCGATCTCCACGACCGGCCATGCAACCAACGCAGACAGCCAGATGATCGCGAGCCACGGCACGCGGCGGCGGCGATGACGGGGGGCGACGTAGGGGGTGGGGCGCTGGCCGGGGTACGTCACGACAGCACCGCCTTTGAATGCTCGTCGCAGATGACAGCGCTGTTTGAGTTGCAGTCTCTCAGGTCGGTAAGGGAAACTACTGAACAACCATCATTTGTTGTCGCTGGCCCATTGACATGGGTTATTGTCGAGCGCTCAATATTGCCCCGGCTCTGCTCAAAAGGGTTAAACCCGCAAGCCGCGCAGTACACGCGCCCGTGCCCACATTTGGGAGTGCGGTCGAGATGAAAGGCGCTCACTCGAATGCGGATCATGCCGCTCTCGCTTCAATATCAGTTGGCAGAACGCCAACCGCGAGTGCGTCAAAATCCAGCTCGGGTTTCGCAACTTGAGCTACCAGCCTCAGATGCGCGAGCCGGGATTGCGGTATCCCGTTCTTCCGCCAGCTATGGACGGTGGAGGTTGGTGCCTCCGTCATTCGAGCTACGGCGGACGTGCCCCCAAGGGCGTCGATCAGATCAGCGGCGCGGGTTTCCATACCCCGCAAGTTGCGACAATCGCAATTTCAATGCAAGGAAAAACTTGCGATATCGGCAATTGCTATGATCGCGAGTTTGATTTTGATGCCGCTATGGACGGCGAAGGCATTAGGGCGCTCCTCAAAGAGCGAGGCACCAAGCAGAAGGATGCTGCGGAGGTGCTTGGCCTCACGCCTGACAAGTTCTCCAAGGTGCTCAAGGGAACCCGCAAGCTTACGGCCGCGGAGACGGATCTGTTGCGCCGGTTTCTGGGCGTCACCGACCCTGCGGCACTGCCGCCTTCGCGGCGGCTTCCGATCGTCGGATTGGTCGCTGCGGGCGCATGGCGCGAAGGCTTCGAAAGCGTGATTGGCTGGATGCCCAGCCCGGACGCCGGTCTAAGCGAGGACGCTTTTGTCGTTCGCGTGTCGGGCAACTCCATGGATCTGATTGCGCGCGAGGGCGAGGACATCATCGTTGAGCCGCGCGATCGGCACCTGGTCGCAGGCAAGCTCTATGTGATCCGCAACAGCGAGGGGGAAACCACCTTCAAGCGGTACATGGAAGCGCCCGCGCGCCTTGAGCCCTGCTCGACCAGCGACGAGCATAAGGCGATCTACCTTGGCGAAGAACCCATCGAGGTAATCGGTCGAGTCCGCAAAAAAGTGACCGACCTCTAAAATAATTGCGACAATCGCAATTTCCCGCTTGACCTAAAGTTGCGATAGTCGCAATATGCCTTCAACGCCGATGACCGGCGGGAGGCATATCGTGTTACAGTCGGTAACCCCCGAAGACTTCCAACTCCACGTTTGCCGCGACACTGGCATCGAGTGCCATGTCTGGGTCGGCCGCGTGAACGCGTGGGGCTACGGCGTCATCGAGAGGCGCCGGAAAAGCACGCTCGCTCACCGAGTGGCTTGGGAGCTCTCAAACGGCTCTCCCGTGCCCGAGGGCATGATTGTCTGCCACTCCTGCGACAATCCGGCATGCGTCAATCCTGATCACCTTTGGCTCGGAACGCACGCCGGCAACACTGCCGATCGGGTTGCGAAGGGTCGCTCGCAGAACATCGATGCCAGCCGCCTTCATGCGACTGCGCTCGCCTTGCTGCGGGTTGCTCTTCGCGACCTGATGCCAGCGTATCGCTCGCCGCGCGGGACCGGCCACGGGGCGAGCCCGGACCTCTGCAGCCGCGGCCACGCTTACGAGGGTCAGCCGCGCTGGAAAAGCGACCATGGGCGCCGCCGCTGCATCACTTGCCACAACGAGCGGGTCCAAGCCCGCCGCTCTCGATCAAGCAACTAACTCAAATCAACAGCGACACCCGCTGCGGAGGCAAACATGTCGAATTCCGAAAACGAGTGGATCGAGTGGGCGGGCGGGGAATGCCCGGTTGCTCTGGATGCGCGTGTCGATGTCCGCTTCCGCGATGGCGTCGAACACATCGGCCTGAACAATGAGGCGCATGTCTATCACTGGCAGCACCTGTCGCAGGGTCGCGCTCCGAACGGCTTCAAACCCGATCACGACATCATCGCCTACCGCGTGGTGTCGCAATGAGCGCCACCCCCGCATTGAGCCAGCAAGCGGGTGGGCCTCAGGGCGTCTCGCTGATCGAGGTCATATTCCCCGAGCCCGTCCAGCTATCGAGCGAGCACCAGCAGCGCCTTGTCAGTCTGATTGCCGAAATCTGCGACGCCTACGAGGCTGAGCATGAGGATCGGGTCATGTGGCCGGCTGGCATCGGTGATCGCCCATCTGGCATCTGGACCGACAACCCCTCATTCGACAGCAGTGTATTCCAGGTCGAATGCTGCGAACGCGAGCGGTTCGAAGGTGAGCGTCGGCACAAGTCGATGACCTTCGAGCAGCGGGTAATCGCCGACGCGATTGACCGCATGGGATGGCCCGAGATCAACGCCTTTCAGGATGAGCTACGCAAGGGCCAGTCGGTCGATGAGGACGCTGGTGGCTTCTGGCTTAGGGCCATCGCGCGCCTGTTCCGCCTGCGTCGTCGCCGCGATCCGGTGGTGACTTATCGGGACGCAGCCCGCGCCGCCCTCCAGCAATCGGAGGCCGAGTGATGGGGGAGCAAACATCGCCCTGCATTTGCGGTGACGAAGATTGCCGCCTTTGGATGGAGCACGGCTACCCATCGCCCACCGCTCACACCCCCGATCCGCAGACCGCGACCCCGGCGGGCGAGCGAGATACCATGATCGCGCGAACTTGCCCGCGATGCAGGCACCACGTTCTGCACCACACAAGAAAGCCCGTTCCACCAGCGTTCGGCGCTGACACCCCTGCCGCAGTTCTCGTCAACTGCACGGCTGGCGGCACCTGCACGCATCAATGGCGGGCGATCCTCAGAGCGTCAGAGCGCGGCGCATGACACGCGAACTAGCATCCGTAATCCAAGCCGACCGCGAAGCCGCTGAAAAGCTGGTGTACGCGCAGAACGGTTCACTGGCTGCTGGTTGGTGCGCGTCAATCTTGGCCGGTCGGTGCGATAATCAGGATGAGGTTCAAGCCTTCGCCCGCCACCGCCTCGCCCACGCCAAAGAGCAGGCGGCGGGGGTCGAGCGTCGGCTGTTGCAGGATTTCGTCATTGCCTTGACCGATGGCGGCAAGAACCGGCGCAACACGCTTTCGATCAATCACGATCGGCTGGCCGAGTTGGTGCTTGAGGCGCAACACGCCCTCGCAGCCCCGGCATCGTCTGTGCCGGATAACGCGCAGCTTGTGGAGGCCTTGGAGCGGATCGTTGAGGTCGGCACACGCAAGCGCACCGAGCGCGTCGGCGACATGTACGATCTTGAGGGCGGATACGTCGACTTTGAAGAGGTCAGCGAAGAGGCGGAGATAGCTTCCCAGGCCCTCGCCGCCCTGTCCGCCGCTAACGGGGAGGGGGAGCGATGAGCGCGCGTGTTCTAGACGCCTGCTGCGGTTCGCGCATGTTCTGGTTCGACAAGGAGGATGCGCGCGCACTCTTTCTCGACAAGCGGCGGGAGGTCTGCACCGATCCACGCGGACGCGAAGTGGTGGTCAATCCCGACGTGCTCGGCGACTTCACTGACCTGCCGTTCGAAGACGACGCATTCTCTCTCGTCGTGTTCGATCCGCCGCACACCTTCAATGGTGTGAATAGCGCAATGGCGCAGAAGTACGGGCGGCTAGAACCCGGCTGGCGCGAGCAGATCACGGCCGGATTTGCCGAATGCTTCCGCGTCCTGCGCCCCGGTGGAACGCTGATCTTCAAATGGAACGAGCATCGGGTGTCGGTGAAGACCGTGCTTTCGATGACGCCCGAGAAGCCGTTGTTCGGACACCGGTCGGGAAGCGCGGCCAAGACGCACTGGATCGTCTTCATGAAGGACGCTGACCATGCCGACCAATAACAGCGATGCGCGCGAGCGTGCGCATGTAGAGCCTGAGCGCCTTCCCATGGTGTTGCGGGAGCACGTCGTTGCCGTCCTCCAATGCGAGAGCGAGCCGCATGTGATCGAGGATGCGGTGGCGATCGTGAAGCAAGCCGCTGACGCCCTCGCCTTCGCCGCCGCGCCCCGGAGTGAGGTTCCGCCGGTCGATATGCTGCTGTTCTGCCCGAAGTGTGGGCTCCAACATATTGACGAGCCCGACGAGCGCACGCCTGATGGGTCGAACCCGCCGCATCGTTCGCACCTGTGCCATGGTTGCGGATGCATCTGGCGTCCTGCTGACGTGCCGACCAATGGCGTCGTCCGCATCGCGACGCAGGGCAAGGCTGATACTTGGGGCGAAAGCAACAGCGCAGCCCTCGCAGCCCCGCAACCGTCCAGCGCGTCGGACAGGCGGGAGGCGATTGCTCGTATAGCCGCGCTGCACGGCCTCGGTACTTGCAGCGGTCTAGATCACCGTGGGCCTCCAAATGCCTCGTGGACGCAAGCCGAATGGGAAAAGCGCATCCTCGAATGTGTGCCTGAGCGCGTCGAGCAGCAGTGCTTTGAACTTGCCGACGCCATCCTCGCCGCCTTCACGCCCGACGCCGGGCAGGGGGTGGACCATGGCTAAGCAGGACAAGCCGTTCACCGCGGACGATTTCCGGGCCGAACTGGTCAAGATCATGCCGGGTTATAACTGGACCGTGCATCGCGCATCGAAAGATGCCGTGAAGCTCTTCGCTACTGGCATTCAATCGAGCGGGTTCAATCGCCTCTCAACCTTGTGTGTTGAGCGATCCATGGTGCGCGATCAGCCTTGGTATAAGGCAAAGAGCGCTGGATACGGCACCCGCGCACGGTTCCTTCATGAGAACGGCGACGTGACATTGGCGAGGGCGTTGCGCGGCCTGCAGGAGCATTACGAGCGCACGGCAAACACCTATCGTAGCCACGCCGCTTACCTCCGAAGCGCCCGCACCCCCGCATCCAACGCGGGAGGTGACGATGCTTGAGCAGCCCATCGTACAGGCTGAAGCCAAGCCAACCCGGTTCGCAGTGGTCGACCATGCGCAGTCATGGCTCAAGACCCCGCTCAACTGGCGTCTGCGCATCTGGGGGCAGGGTGTCGGCGGATACGCGCCGGCAGAGGGTTCCGAGAGCCGGTATTCGCAGAAGGACCGTGCCGAACGTGCTGCCCGCATCTGGCTCGAGACGGGTGTGTATCCGGCTCAGCAGGAGCGCGTCTCGTGACCGCCGCTCGCGCAAACGCCGCACCGCAATGGAGCGCTGGAGAGCTTGCTGGTCTCGGCATTGTCGTAGCGGTTCCCGTCTATCTCATCCTTCGCTGGATTGGAGGCTTCTAATGCCTGTCGACCCCGCAATCGCCCACGCCCGCGACACTGCGCGCACGCTTGGCACCTATGCCAGCGACGGTCCCGGCTTCGTGTTCGATGACTGGCAGCGCCGCTGCATCGAGGAAATGGAGCGCGACCTGGCTGCGTTTCGGGCGCGGGTCGACACCGCAATCGAAAGGCCTGCGTCGTGAACGCGCCGGCACGCTTCGACACGGCGCCTGCGTTCGGCGCGATCACCACTCGGCAGCTGCCCGATGGCTGGTTCGAAGCCGAGTGCCAGTTGAGCCGGCTTCACCCGGTCCAGCTCGGCGCCGGCAAAACGACGGAACGCGCGATCGAGATGCTTGAGCGCCGCCTTGGATACTGGAGGACCGCATGACCGGCATTGGTCACAACCACCCCCCGAAAGCGGAGGGGCACGCCATCCACATCGAGGACCTGTTCGCTCTCATTTCGGACACCGTTGCCGGAGGCGAGGTGTCGAACGACGAACAGGAGGCCACCCTCGACAAGCTGCTGGACGATGTTCGGGAAGCCCGCAAGGCGGCGGATGCCGATCGTGTCGAGGAGAAGCGCCCGCATGATGACGCCGCCAAGGCTGTGCAGGCGAAATACAAGCCGCTTCTGGATCGCTGCGATATGGCGGCCGAAACGATCAAGCGGCTGCTGACACCGTACCGCACGGCCAGGCAGAAGGCGAAGGATGAGGCCGCGCGCGTGGCTCGTGAGGAAGCCGATGCCCGCCAGCAGGCGGCGCTGGCCGCGCTGCAATCCTCCGATGATCTTCAGGAGAGATTTTCCGCGGAGCAGGACCTTGCAACCGCCAAAAAGCTCACGGCTGTCGCCAACAAGATTGACCGCTCGGCTACGGGACTGCGCACCAGCTACCGCGCTGAAGTCACCGACTATACCGCATTCGCCCGCTGGGCGTGGGCGCAGCGCCGTGACGAATGCCAGCGGTTCTTTGACGAACTCGCGGCCCTCGAAGGCAAGCGCGGTCCCGTCACCATCCCCGGCATGATCGTGCATACCGAAAGGAAGGCAGCATGACCTTCACTCCTGACCAGATCGAACAGCTCAAGGCACCGCTGAATCGGGATAGCGTGAAGACGCGCAAGCAGGGAAACTCTGAGGTTTCGTACATCGAAGGCTATCACGCCGAGAACGAGGCCAACCGGATTTTTGGCTTCGACGCTTGGTCGCGCGAAACGATTGACCTGAAGTGCGTTGCCGAGAGGCCGCGCAAGATCGGCAAGGGTCAGTACGAAAAGGACGGATTTGGCGTGTCCTATATCGCCAAGGTCCGCGTCACCGTCATTGCCGGCGACCGCACTGTGGTGCGCGAAGGCGTCGGTGCTGGGCACGGTATAGATGCAGATCCGGGCCAGGCACACGAGAGCGCCGTCAAGGAAGCTGAGACCGATGCTGAAAAGCGCGCGCTCAAGACCTTCGGCAATCCCTTCGGGCAGGCTCTCTACGACAAGGAGCAGCGGGACGTAGCTGACGCGCCGGAAGCTTTGCCCCCAGCAGTCGAGCGGCTGCTTACGATGATTAAGGCTTGCCAGTCGGTACAGGCGCTGGACGAATGGCGGGTTGCCAATGCGAAGGCGGCAAATGCCACCGGCTTCGGCGGGTTGATCGTCGCTGAGTGGCAGAGCCGCCGCGACGGTCTCCAGCAAGTCGCCAATCTGGGGAGCGGCTAGATGCTGGCCCGCACCACGCCTCTTAAGCGCTCCCCGATGAAGGTCAGGCCCCGCAAGCCAGCTACGGCTGTCGAGCGGCGGCACCTGCACCGCGTAGCCGCTATGGGCTGTCTGGTGTGCGGCGAGCCGTCCACGGTGCATCACGTCACCAGCGACGGCTTCCAGCGCCTGACCCGCACGCATGAGCGTGTCGCGCCTCTCTGCCCCGTCCACCACATGATCCAGTTTGGTCCGCGCGAGAGCGTCGAGGCGCTGGGCCATGCTGGCTTCAAGGCGACCTACGGCATTGACTTGCTTGTTACCGCGGACTGGCTGTGGGCGAAATCTCAGGAGATCGAAAATGCCTAATCCGATCGCCGTCCGGCTCATCGGGGAGACGCAGCGCGCCTACGCCAAGCGCCTGATCGACGGCGCCGATGCTGGCTACGTCATGCGCCTTGGGGCCGAGACCCGCCGCGATGTCCAGAACCGCAAGCTCTGGCCGATGCTCAAGGACATTCAGCAACAAGTCCCCGGCTTCGACGCCTTCACAACCGAAGACATCAAGCACCGCTTCATGAACGCGCTGGGGACCGAGATGCGGTTCCTGCCCGAACTGGAAGGGCAGGGCATGTTTCCGGTCGGGATGAAGACCTCAACGCTCACGGTCGCGCAGTTCAGCGGCCTGGTGGAGCTGATCTACGCCTTCGGAGCCAAGCATGACGTGCGCTGGTCCGACCCCCAACAACACGCAGCATAGAGAGGAGAACGACCATGATCAGCAACTGGAAGAAGATCTTCAGCGCCGGCACCAAGGAAGAGGCGCCCGTGGACCCGCTGGCCATTGCCAACGCGAAGATCGCTGGCCTGCAGGATCGCTGCGACACCTACGAACGGCGCGCCCTGAACGCTGAAGGAGCACACGCCCGGGTGCAGCGGAATAACCAGCTGCTCGGCAAGGCTCTGCACGAGAAGGTTGCCGAGTGCGACGATCTCCGGCCGGATGCCGAACGCTACCGCGCCCAGCGGGCCAAGGCGAAGCTGAACCTGCGTCAGTTCAAGAACCCGACGCCCTCGGCTCACGAGGCGGCCCGCCACTGAGACCCGCGCCCCGAGCGCGCAACGGAGTGGGCTGTCTGGTCGCCCCTAGACGGGCAGCCCACTCCAGAAAGGCTGAAACGATGAGCTACCGTCCGCAATACCATCTCGGCCAGCAGAACCACTGCCCCGGCTGCACCCGTTCGCACTGGCACATGGGCCGTTTTTCGGCTGAGTGCGCTTTCTGCGGCACGACGCTGGAGATCAGCACGGGACCGCGGCATGGCTTCTCGCCGGCGCGCTGGAGTCTGGCAGCATGACCGCTCCCCAAACGCCCCCCATCGCATCCTCGGGGGAGGATATTCCGGCTGGCATGAAGCCTTGGCACGGCGACGACAGGGCGCCCGCGGATTGGAACGGCGGTCCGGTGCTCATGGAGAGTGTGAGCGGCTGGCGTACCATGGCGTCACCAGACCGCGCTGGAGATGAGCGCTGGCTAGGCTTCGCTGGCGACTACAAGGTTGTCGCCTACACCCCGAAGACCCCGCCAGCAGCATCCTCCGGGCAGGATTTGCGGGCGTTGATCGGCGATCTCGATCAGGCAACGGCGCTCATTCAGGAGGCCAAGGGCGAGGAAGGCCCAGACGGCGGATTTATCACCGACCATCTCGATTTCGCCGAGCACTGGATCAACAAGGTGCGAGACACCCTTGAAGCCGCCCTTATCTCCGCCCCGGCAGTGCAGCCGTCCGTGCCCGATATCGAATGTGGGCACTGCGCTGGCGTCGGAGACATTGATGACGGCGATCATCCCTGCATGCGGTGCGGAGGATCGGGCCGCGTTACCCCGGCAGTGCAGCCGGGTGGGGATTTGGTGGATAGGATTCGGGAGGCCTTCGAAGCCGGATGGGACGCGCGAGAACTAAAGGAAACCGGGCCGTCTGCCGCTGGATACTGCGACGAAAGCTATGATGTGAATATGGCTTGGCCGCTGTTTGATCCTGCCAACGCGAGCGGGATCGACGCTGATTGGGCTGGCGACTGGCAGTACGACACGCTGAGCGCCCGCGCTGATGCCAGAAAAGCCCTCGCCCCCGCGACCCCGCAGCCCGAAGCGGAGGAGGGGGAGTGACAGAGCGAGAGACACTAATCGAGCGGTGCGATCATTCGATGCTGCTTGCGATCCGCCATCACTACAAACTGCCGCCGGGTAATACGAGCCGTGACCGCGCTCTGACCGAAGCCGCGAACTATGCCGCCGTAGCTGCCGCATTGCGCGCCACCAAGGACACCTCCCTATGACCAACTCCCGATCCGAGGCGCGGAGCGGGTCAGCGGAGCGAACTGCTCGTTTCTGGTCCAAGGTGACTATGGCAGGCCCCTATCAGTGCTGGCAGTGGGCGGGCACTGACAACGGGAATGGCTATGGATCATTCGCAGTGTCGCCCGGGGTTAACGTACCGGCCCACCGCTTCGCATACGAGTTGGTCGTCGGCCCGATCCCCGAGGGGAAGCATATCGATCACCTCTGCCGCAATCGGGGATGCGTCAATCCCCAGCACTTGGAGGCCGTCACCCCAAAAGAGAACACGCTCCGCGGAATAGGCCCAACCGCCGTCAATGCCCGCAAAACCCATTGTGCGCGAGGGCATCCGTTCGAGAACGACAACTTGCAGATCCGTCCGCAGGGATGGCGCCAGTGCAAGGTGTGCAAGGCAATGACCCACAACAGAGTGCGCGACAACGCCATTCCTCCAGAGAAGAAGAGGCCCCGGAAAAATGTCAGCCGATGATCTGGAAACACGCGCTCGCAAAGCGCGGGCGCTTCTTGAGGCCCAGCCATGGCCGGAAACACCCGGTCCGCTGGTGCCGGTTGAGGTAGCGATCGATGCCATCCTCGCCGCCTTCACCGAACCCGCAGCCGCAATGCCGGCCCAATCACTGGAGGGTGTGGATCTCCTTTCGGCGATCACAGACGCGATGCACGCAGCCGGTAAAATGGACAAGGCATTGGCGCGCGCGATCCGCGATGAAATCGGGTCGGCAATTCTCAAGAAGGCGATGCGCCGTGCTGAAGCGCTCGGGCACGACGGGCCTGTGCGTCGAGCGGTGAAAGAACTCTCCCCCTCCCATAGCGGCGAGACGGGGGAGGCTTTGGAGCGGCTTCGGGAGGCGTTGGGCAAGTGCGCCGACAAGTTCGATTTCTACGAGCAGTGCCACCGGCTGAAGTGCACCGCCGACGGTGATGAGAAGGCCGATCGCAACCGCGAAATGGCGGATATGTGCAGGGACGCCCTCAAAGCCACCCCCAACGACGGAGGGCGGGACGATGCCAGCAACGAACAGAGGGAGGAGGGGTGATGCGTACTTTGGTCGGATTGTCGGGCCTTGCCGGATTGGCCGCATTGGGGGCTTTGGCGGAGGCGCCTGCACTGAGCGTGTCGAAGCCGAAGCCGCGCCTCAAGCCTAGCGGCAAACCCATCCCCGAGGGCACCATGACGCGCCAGCAACGCCGCGCCGCAGAACGTGCGCAGGCTAAACGCGAGCGTCCCCGCTGCTTGCAGATAGGGGAGCGCCGCCATGACTGAAACAAGCGCGCCGGCAGAGGTGGTGCAGATCAAGCCGTGTCCGCTCTGCGACGGGGAGGCTCTACTTGAGGATGTTAGCAATTTCCTCGGAAATTCGCGCTGGCAGGTGGTCTGCAACAACGAAACATGCGCTTTGAATGAGAGGGTGCCGACGCAAGCCGAAGCAATCGCCGCATGGAACACCCGCCCGGTCGCATCGACGCTCGATCCAGAGACGGTGGATGCGTGGGCCTTCAACGTCATGCTCGAATGCCGCGGCCATGCTGAAGCAAAGATCAACATCCTGTTGGGCGGCGCGATCCTTGATCTCCGCGACCTGCACAAGATCCTGCAAGCCCTCAGCCCCGGCAAGACCGGCAGCGCGGGGGTGGGGGAGGGAACGCCATGACCGCACCAGGCTGGCCCCGAATGATGCGACGCGCCACCGCTGCGTTGTACTGCGACTTGACCGCGGCGGAGTTCGAGCGCGAGGTTGCCGCAGCTCGACTGCCGGGGCCGATCAAGTTGGGCAACAGCGAGCATTGGAGCCGCGTGGCGATCGATGAGCACCTGAACCGCCTGACCAATGACACCACGCCGAACTGGCGCAGCAAATCGAAGCTCTACAATGCCGCGTAAACTGGTCGCCTCATATCCCGACTTCATCAAGAAGGTCCGCGCTCGTGGCAATGACTACGAGTATTTTGACACCGGCCAGACGGTTGCCGGCAAGCGCGTCTACAAGCGCCTGCCCAAGAAGTCGGACCCGAGCTATGGCGGTGTGTATGCTTCGCTGCTGGCCGCTCGCACGTCGCGGGCTGCGCTCAAGAGCGACACCACGGTCGCCGACCTGAGTCGCGCATACCAGAAGAGCGAGAAGTTCACCCGCCGCAGCAACGGCACGCAGCACACCTACCTGATCTACATCAGGCGGATCGAGGCGGAAATGGGGGATGCGCCGCTTGCTGAAGTCGAGCGCTCCGACATCGTGGCGCTGCTGGACAAGATGGCCGCTACACCCGGCGCCGCAAAGATGGTGCTCGCCGTGATGCAGAACCTGATGAGGTTCGCGATCAAGCGGGAATGGATCAAGATCGACCCTACCGATGGTATCGACTTCGGCGAGAAGTCGGAGGAGGAGCATGAGCCATGGCCCGAGGATCTGATTGAGGCCGCTCTTTCTGATGCAAACGTCGGGCTCGCGGTGGGTCTGCTGTACTATACCGGCCAGCGCATCGGCGACGTGTGCAAGATGCGGTGGTCCGATATCCGCGATGGCTTCGTCTATGTGAAGCAGCAGAAGACCGGCAAGGAGCTGGATATCCAGCTTCACAGCGACCTGAAGGCGCTGCTGGACGCAACCCCGCGCGAGGCCCTGACGATTCTCTACGGGCGCAATGGACGCCCAATGAAGGTCGACACGCTGCGCAAGCACCTGCAGCGGTTTGCCCGCACGCTCAGCTACGAGGTGGTGCCGCACGGCCTCCGCAAGAATGCGGTCAATGCCCTGCTCGAGGCCGGCTGCTCAACGGGCGAGGTTTCATCGATTACAGGGCAATCCCTCGGGATGGTCGAGCACTACGCGCGGCGCCGGAACAACAAGCGCCTTGGCTCTGCGGCAGTCCTGAAATGGGAGGGAACAAAGAGCGTCCATCGAAAACGCTTGGAAAACACCCCGAAATCTGCCTAGTATATGCGTCGATATCCACTTAAAATTGCGATAGGCATCATGCACGCAAATCCGCCAGAGTCACCTTCCGTTCTTGGAAAACCGGCCATTGAAAAGGCTGGCGTTCTTGGTGCGAGTGGAAAACACGAAACGGCGGCAGGCGTCGTCTACTTCGTCCGCGCTGGCAATTCGCGCACGGTCAAAATCGGCTGGACGAGTGATCTCGCTTCACGCGTTCGCACACTCCAATGCGCGAACTCGGGGAAGCTCAAGGTTCTCGCCACGATCCCCGGGGACGAAGGGCTAGAGGGTCGACTGCACCGTCATTTCGCGAAGTCTCGCATCCGCCCAAAAGGCGAATGGTTTCGCCTCACGGATGATCTGCGAGCGTACATCAACAGCATTTCCGATGCTCGTCTGATCAGGTGGGAGCACATCCGCGCAATGCCTGACCTGAGCGACGATGAACTCCGAGCCGCTATGGAGGCATCCTACGCCCCCACCCCCTCTTCCGAGATAGCGCGCCTGGGAGGTGTAGCATGAGCGATCTTCTTGCATTGGTTGAGTTGTGCACGGCCGCGACCGGGCCTGATCGGGAACTTGATGCAGCGATCGTCAAGGCGCTGTACCCTGACGCGCATGTCGGCATTTACATTGTCGGCGACGAGGAACCCACGGTGTTCCACGCAAGCCCTCTAGTGGCGGACAAACGGACGCTGCCCGCATTCACCGGCTCTATCGACGCCGCCATGACTCTGGCGCAACCGAACTGGTGGTGGAGCGCCAGTGCCCCGCTGAGCCCCGCTGCCTACGGATACTCTCGCGAAGATCAGCGAACGCCACGTGCTGGCTTTGAGATGACCGAGGAGCCGTACTCTGCCGGAGCGAGGGCCGCGACAATCCCGCTCGCAATCTGCGCAGCCGCCCTACGCGCCCGAGCCGCTTCCACCCCCTCCCTCAACGCTGAAATAGCAGGGATGGGAGCTTCATCATGACGGGCAAACCCTCTCTCGCAACCCTACGACACCGTATCATCGCCAACCGGCCGATGTGCGAGCACTGCGGCGCCAAGAAGGAACATTGGTCTGCTCTGTGCGAAGAATGCATGCGCTTCGGAACTCCGCGCGCAAACCTCGCCAGCTTTCTGGGCGTCGAACTCAATAGCCCCTGCTGATCGGGGGTGTTTGTATTATGGTCATTGGGATCAACGCGCCGGAATCGATGCGGCAATCTTGGTACGGTCGTTAGCGGCTAAGCCGCCAGCGGCTCCGCTGTTCCGAGACGACGCACGGACTGTTGTCCCACGTTGGCGTCTCCGGGGCCCCTGACAGCCCCGTGCGCAGCAAGGCCGCGCGCTAATATGTTGATCGCGGCATTGTGATCGCGATGAAGGTTTGCGCCACAAGCGCAAACGTGACGACGCTCAGACAGCGCCTTCTTTACGATCTCACCACAGGAACTGCATTCCTGCGATGTCCGCTTCGGATCGACCGCGATCATCACGCCACCGGCCCTCTCAGCCTTGTAGCGCAGCATCTCGATCAACCTTCCCGGCGCGGCATCTGCCAGCGCGCGGTTCAGACCGGCCTTCTGCCGGACGTTGCTCCCCGGGGCGTCAACTGTGCCGGACGCGGAACGGGTCATATTCCGAAGCTTCAGAGCCTCGACTACAATCAATTCGTAATCGCGCGCAATTACCGAAGAGACTTGGTGGAGGTGGTTGGTTCGAGCCTGCCTAACCAGCCGCTGGAGGCGAGCGAGACGGGCGCGCGCCTTAAGGCGGCGCCGCGAACCTCGCTTACATCGACCCAAAGCGCGTGAGGCGCGACGCAATGCGGCCTTACGGTGGGTGCCGGCCCGAAGGTTGGCAAAGCGACTCCCATCCGAAAGCGTGGCTATCGCTTCGATACCCACATCCATTCCTGTTGCGGTTCCCGGAAGTTCATGCCTGCTGGCTACCGCTATGTCGATCGCCAGTGCCGCCCGCCATCGTCCGCTTTGTTTGGTAAAGACCGCAGATTTGATTTGCGCCCCCTCAGGAAGGGGACGGTGCATCTTGATCTTCAGTCCGCCGACAAGCCCACCGCTGAATCGGAGGGTCGAACCAACAAGCCTGAGCCCATCCTTCTGAGAGAACCCAAAGCTGCGCCAACGACCGGCGCCGCGGAAGCGAGGGAAGCCACTGCGAGCGCCGCGCTTCACGCGACGGAAGAAGCCCCTCATGGCGTCCTCAAGTCGGCAAAGTGTCCATTTCGAGAGATTGTAGGGCAGGCTGCCGTATACTTCATCGAAAGCCCGGATCTCGGTCAGCGATTTGGTCTGGTCATTTTGGGAGATGGAGATACCGCGGCGCCATCCTTCCTGCCGCTCTTGTAGGGCGGCGTTGTAGAGATGGCGCTGGTCTCGGAGTATCTCGTCAAGCCGCGCATACTGCGCAGCGGTTGGGCGAACCCGGAAGACGTAGGTGACGAGCACGGACTAACACTAGCGTTCCGCAAACGTTCTGTCCACGCTATAGCATCTGAATGCGCGCACTAATCACCGACCGCCGCTTCCTCCGCGGCTTCTTCGGTATGCTGGTGTTTGCCGCCTGCTGGATGGCGTGGGGGTGAGAAAGCTCTCCCACCTCATATCAGACGGCCTGAACGTCCACGTCGGCTGCCACAAGCCCGGCTGCAAGCGTATCCGGGTGATGAGCGCGAAGGAGTTGCTCGAGCGGCTGGGCGACCTCACGCTGGATGAACTCAAGGCCCGGCTGCGATGCAAGTGCGGAGAGCGGCCCGGTGATGTGATCCCGCGCAGGGACACGTCCAGCAGCGCTATCAGGAATTAGCCAACCCGCCCAAAACCTGCCTACGATTGCGCGCCGGTCGACGGCGGATCGGATGGAGGCGCGTTGGCGAGGCTCTGGCCCATGCGGTCGATGGATCGTTGCTCCCAGCGCTTCTGTACGGCCTCTACGATGCGCTGCAGAACGAGCAGGAATGCGGCGACGTCGATCGCGTTCTGGCCAGCGAGCCAGCCCTTCCATGCCGCGACCAGCAGGATAGCGATGACGCCGCTTCCGAGCCATGCGAGCAGGCCGATTTCGCTGCCGTGATCGGAGAGGCGGGGGAGGTTCATCGCATCGCCTCTGCCAGCTTGAGATGATAGCGGAAGCGCTCGTAGCCCGGGCCATTATACGCCTTCGCGAAACCCCGGCACGTCTCGGGATCGCGCGAGATGGCCCGCATTTCCTCCACCAGCCGGTTCGCCTTCACGAACCGCACCAGCGCCTCGTAGTGGTCAGCCTCGCTGTGGACCATCGTATAGGCCATGCCGTAGCTCGAGAGATAATCGAGCGCGAGCCAGTGCGCGCCCATGATCTGGAACTTGCCCCAGCTGCATGAGGCAAAGGCGGCAGAGGGATCTACGCACGCGGCAAGGCACAGCTTCGACCAGCTGTCCTGATCATAGCCGCCCCCTTGCGGATTGCTCCACGGCTGCAACCCATGGGCGCCTTGCGTCAGGCGCCAGAAGTAATGTCGCTCAAAAAGGATCTTGGGGCGGCCGGTATCGGTGAAGCCACCGCCAGCAGACTCGACCTTGGCCACGGCCATCATCTGCTTCAGGCTCACACCGAGATCGTCCGCGAAGCCGGCGAGCTCCACGCTGTCGACTGCCGGCGCATGGAGGTTGGTGAATACGTCCAGGATCGCAGCGCGGGTCTTCGGCCCACCCGCGCCATCAACGGCGATGTCAGCGCCGCGCGCGTTCAGCCATGCCTGAAAGGTGGCTATGGTCATGCAGCCTCCGGGGTGGCTAGAGGCGCTGCGGCAACGATGCCCTTCTCGACGGCCTCCGCCTGCTCCATTGAAGCAAGCTCGGCGCGCACGATCACCAGCGCCGCCTTCCGGCGTGCAGCGGGCATGTCGAACAAGTGCAGCAGCGAATAGATCAACGTCCGCTGATTGTTGATGCGGTGCCGGTGGACGCCGAGCATCGCCTCGCATCGCTCCTGTTCCCGCTCGAGCGAGCCTTCCAGCTTCTCGACGCGGGCTTCCAGCTTCTCGACAAGCGCCATGGCGACATCATCAGACTGCTTGCGTTTGCCGCGTTGATGGTCGAGCCACGTCTTCAGCAGGAAGCCGATGCCCGCTGGCCCGAGGATAGCGCCCAGAAGGGCAAGAGCGGATGTCAGGGTCACGCAGCTTCCCTCTTTGCGGTGAGTCCGGGGTGTGGTAAGTCTGAGGGATGAAGGGCCGAGCGCCTACACTTGACGCGCTGCGCGGCCTCGCTGTTCTCGCCGTGCTGCTGTTTCATGCGGGCGCGTTTCCCGTTGGCTGGCTCGGGGTGCCGGTCTTCTTCACGCTTTCCGGCTACTTCATTACGAGGCAACTGGCGGGCGGCGTTGGTGTCGGCGCCTTCTGGGCGCGCAGAGCCACCCGCATCATTCCGCTGTTGTTCGCTTATCTCGCCATCAATCTTGCGATGAACCTCGCTCAGGGCAGAGGAATGGCCGGCTACGGCTGGCACTTCCTGTTCCTGTCCGATCAGCTGATTGCCCGCGATATGGTCGGCACCCACGGCCACGTCTGGCACCTGTGGTCGATCGCCGTCGAGATGCAGGCTTACGCGCTTTGGCCCGCGGTCGCGAAAAGGCGTGGCCTGCTGTGGGCCCTTGCTCCGGTCGGCATTGGCTATTGGCTGCTCGCCGGCGCCCCTATGACGCTGGTGGGGAGCATAGGCTTCTTCGCGGCGGGAGGCTTGCTGGCGAAGTATGAGGCGCCACAATGGCCGACGCCACGGTGGCTGGCTGGCATCGGACGCGCGGGATACAGCATCTACGTGTGGCAGATGATGTGCATTGCCCTTGTCGTCCGCGCTGGCGTGCCGTGGCTGGGGGTGCCCGCCAGTCTCGCAGTGGGCATTGCGTCTTACTGGTTGATCGAGCGTCATGCGAGCTGGACCGTACCCGTCAGAGTCGCGCTGCCGTTGGTGTTGTCCAGGCTCGCGATCGTCAGGCGCAGGAAACCGCCATTGTCGGACGCGGTAACCGTCTTGACCGTGGAGTCGCCCTCAACGACCTGATCGCCGTAGATGTCGCCATAGAGCTTGTAGAGGTCGGCATTGTCCTGAGCCCACAACACATAAGTGGCCCTGAGTGTTTTCGGACGCCAGACCAGCTTGGTGTCGATTGTCGCGACAACGCTGCCTCCGGTGGGAATCGGAACATTCGCCACACTGGTGGATCCCGTCACTCGTCCGGCGAGCGGCTCACCCACATCACCCGCGCGCGGGATGGGGATGATGCCGACCGGATAGAATTGGCTGCGCCCCCGAATGTCCGTCAACGTAGCCCCTGAAGTGCCGATCTCGCGGGAGATGCGGGTGTTCTGCCCGACCGTCCAGTTCGCAGGAAGCGTGGCCGCTACGTCGTTCGCATAGGGCAATTCGAACTTGATGAAGTTCCGCGCCCCGGAGACCTTCATTGCGCCATCGTAGGTGAAACCCTCGAGCGTATTCCCGGCGTTAGCGATGTAGTTGGAGTCATCAAAAGAGCCGAACAGCGTGCCAGTGGCACTCACGCCGCCGTCGTCAAACACGGTGTCCACATAGTTGATATAATTGCTGGTAAACCGCACCGAGCAAGCGCCGGCCGCGGTGAAGTCGAAAAGCGTGCCCTGGATTGCCTCCCAGTAACCGGCATCCACGGTGAACCCGAGGCAGTCGTCCTTGAATTCCACGCCTTTGCCGATGCCGCCCTCTCCGGAGCAACTGGTAAGGGTGACGCCGGTAGACCCGCCCTCAAAGCAGAACGGAGAGGCGGCCGTGGCGCTCACCCGGCGCAAGTTGATGAGGTTATTCTGCTCGGTAAAATGGTAGGTGGGGGACGGAATGTCGCTGGATCCCCGAGCCGAGCAATTATCCATCGACATGTAAAAACAGCGCTCAAAGACGCCGAATTGCAGAGCGTCGAAAGTGCTGACGTTATCGATCGAACACGCGAAATTGAAATTCCGCATGTGAAACGCCATACCAACGTCCTTGATCATGCCGTTGTAGACGCGAGAATATCCCACGATCTTTGTCTCGGCTGGGCTCCCCAAGTTGGAAGCGAGCGCGCCGGCCTCAACGGTTCCTGTGACGAACATTTCGTTGCCGTCATTGTACCCATCGGCGGAGAGGATCTGGCCGCTGAGGTTTATCACCACATTGGAGGGCAATATCACCGGGCCAACGACCCTGTATTCGCCCGTCGCCGCCCCGAAGATTACCTCACCGCCACCCGCCAGCGCTGCCGCGAGTACGGCCTTGTTGATCGCCGCTGTGTTATCGGTGACGCCATCCCCCACGGCCCCGAAGTCGTTGACCGAGATGACATCGCGGCCCTTGTCTTGTGCCGTACGCGCCACGGCTCCGGTGCCGGACTGGAGGAAGCCGACGAGGGAGGAGCCGGAGGTGGCAGCGAGGCCCACGATCGGAACCTTCGCGTCCAGCTCCTGCTGCACCGTGTCGCCACCGGCAGTGCCGACCAGTGTGGCGCCGTCATCCGCGCTCAGATCCAGCAGTGCGACGTTGCTGATCATCGGCACGTTTACGATCGTGTCGAGTATGCTGCCCGCAACCGTCCTGAACTGGAGGCTGTAGGTGCCATCATCGACGTAGAAGTCGTAGTTCCCCTCTGTGTCGGTGATCGCCGCGTTCTCATATTCGGAGACAGTCTGGATCGGGGTGCCGCTCTCATCCGAGTAGATCGGGATGATGGCGCCACCAGCATCCAGCACATAGATGAGGTAGCCCGGGAGCGCGTTGCCGTTGGCGGCGTTGACGAGATTATTGAAGTAATGGAACATCAGAACCCGCCATTATCAAGAGTGTAGGTAGCGCCGCAGATCGCGGTACTGCCAAGGCTGTCCGTCACGGTGCAGCTAAGAGACCCGCTCGAGGCCCCGAATTTCGGAAGAAATTGGGAGACGTTGACGGTGGCCAGATTCGTGCTGCTCAGCGTGGCGCTGCCGGTGCGGGTCCAGAAATACGTGTACGGACCCGCGCCTCCGCTCGGGATGGCGGTTACGTACGAGCTACTGACGACCTGACCAGACAGGCCGCTGCCTGAGCCGTATGCGTCGTCCGGCGATGCAGCCGCCGTCAGCGGGCCAACAAACGACGCGACGGTGCGCAGCGACCCCGCGTGCATCACCTTGATAGAGCGGAGCGTGCGAAGCCCGCCTCCGAGCATGATCTTGCCGGATGTGACGGCGCGGGCCGCACCCGCGTGCATGATGGTGATCACGTATATTCCAGCAGCCAGTCGCCATTCGACATACTCGGAGCGGCACCACCAGCCGGCTGCACGAAAACCCGGCCCGAGGTATTGGCCACGTCGTTCATATGGACGTAGCCGCCACGGCCACTGAATGTCGGATTAGCTATAAAAACCCCGCCGCTCTTGGTCACATAAGCCGAAACATCGGGCAGCGCGTTGTACATGACCTTCACGTCGGCCATGAACTGCCGGATAGCGCCGTTTACGTTCGCGGCGGGGCAGTTTTCCCCGATGTTGATTCCGCTGATGCTGGTGTTGCTACCCGGGGTTGTCGAGTAATCCTGAACGCTCATGGGTGGTCCTTTCCCGCGGCCATCGGTCGTGGTAGGTTGGTGGAATGACGCCTTTGGAAATTGCTGCGGCTTGCGCGCTTAAGGGTTTTGTCTTTGCCGTCGTTGTCGCGATCCGAGGTGATCCCGAAACACGAGCCAAACGGCGGATGGCCAGAGTGATCCGGGCCGATGCGGATGCGCTGCCTTATCGGGCAGGCAGGCGGCTCCGGTCCTTATTGCGTCCCAACACTAGGGACGGCGAGCCCCGCGCCAAACATGCCGCCCGCCCGACCAAGGGTTCGATTGTAGCGGCCGACGAAATCCCTGTAGGCCTGCGCCGAGTTAACTAGCTCGGACAAGGTTGATGCCGCCGCCTGCGGATTGGTATTAAACAGGATCGGCGCCAGCTCGTCCGCCTTTTGGACGGCCCGCTTGCCTACGCCCAGTTTGAGCGAGTCGCCGAGGAACTGGCCACCAAGTTTCCGCCCGATGGTGGCTGTCGGCACCTGACCAGCCGCCATCATACCCGCATCAAGAGCGAGCGCTGGCAGGTTCGAGCCAGCAAAAGCCTGATCGGCCAGCTGGCGTTCTGCCGTCATCGAATTACCGAGGATGGCATTATTGGTGCGAGCGAGCTGCTGCTCCATTCCGTACTTCTTGAGGAAGCCCGGCGTTCCTTCGGGCCATAGCGTCCCCAGGCGCTCCTGCGCGGCAGGGGAGCCGGCCACTCCTTCCCACGGATTGCCAGAGAACCGCACCGTTTCCGCGCGATCTCCCAAGGCCGATCGCGCCCCAAGTCGGTACTGATCCAGCTTGTTCGCGGGCATCGTCGCCGTATTGAAGCGAAGCTGATCAGGGCGAAGGTTGATCGCACCCACGCCCTGATTAAACGCCTCTCGCTCCCCGGCCGGCCCGGCATAAGCGGCGCGTGCGGCGCTATAGTCGCCGTTCACCTCGTCCATCCGCTTGACCAACGCCGATCGCGTGCCCTCGACAGCGCGAAGCTGATCGGTCCACTCGACGTTGCCAAATGCGTTACGATTGGCACCAATCTCATCGTCCAGCCCGCGCTTGACGTAATCGAGCGTGCGAAACGACGGGACGCGCTCGAGAATAACTTCGCCGGCATCGCTCAGCTGAAATCCGAGGCTGGTCGGGTCCACACCCTCTTCCGCTGCGAGGCTTTGCGCCCGCTGAAGGGCGGCTTTGAACCCGGGCCGCGTTGCAAGGTCGTCCAAGGGGACCGATGCCGCGCCCGGATTAGCAAAGGCCTTGTCGTAAAGCGGGCCCGCCTCCTGCCGCGCCTTCTTGATCAGATCCGCACTGCGCTGGGGAATATTCGCTCCGGGCCCGAAGGCTGTGTCCATAGCTGAGCCAAGACGGTCGATCTGTCCGCGTGCGCGGGGGAGCAACGCGCCCTCCGCGATCTGGGCGGCTTGGGGGGAGCGGCGAACCACGGCGCCACCCAACGACCGAAACTGCGGCGCGATGTCGACCAGAGCGGCCGGGACATCCATATTAGCCGCCTCCTCAAGGAAGGTGTCAATCGTGGGCTGCCCGACACGATCTGCGGCACCGAGCATTGCTTTCTGGGCGGTGTTCGGTGCGACGGGCGAGGGGGTGGCGCCGAGCACGCGCCTTCCGATGCCCTCGACACCGCGGGCCGCAGCGGAAATTGGACGTGCTGCTGTCCGGCCGAGAACGCCACCACCCGCACCAGCAAACATGCCGGTTATCGGATTCTCCCCGTTGGCGCCGCTGGCGAGGGCTCCGAAACCGGCGTCGGCGGTGACAGGGGAGCGCATCACGCTGGGCAAAAGCCCGGTTCCCGTGCCTGCCGCCTTGGCAAGCGCCACTTCCCCGAGACCCGCAGTCAGGGCACCCCCGCCGATCGTGCCACCGAACGCATACCCCGGATTTACCCGTTGGCCAGCCTCGGTATAGGCGCGTTCCCGCTGCAGATTTTCGTTGTAGCTCTTGCCGCTGAACGGTGTCGAAAGCGCCGCGACGAGCGGGTCTGCCAGATTGAAGGTGCCTGCATTCGCCGCAGAACGGATGGCCGTATCCCACTCCGCGCCCTGCCGCTCCTGCATCGCGGGTGCAAGATTTTCGCCGTAGCGCGCGCGGTCAGCCGCGCTTTGCGCCGCCCGATCTACGCCACTGTAGTCGAACGACACTTTGGCTCGCGGATCGCGCTGAAGGGTGGCGAGAGCAGACGCGACATTTGCGGACGCCTGTTCAGGGGAGCCGCCTGCGAAACGCTGGAGCAACGCAGCCGCTTGCCCCTGATCCCCGGCGCGAATAGCCGCCAGCACCTGAACTTCTTGCTGCGGAGTCATCCGGGCGCCGGTAACCGGAACAGCGTCACCCCCAAAAGCGATGGTTTGGCCCCCGCCGAAATTCCCCATGCGAACGCCGTTGCCGTCGATAGGCGGGGAAGTGGGGCCTCCGCCGCCCGGCGCGCCGGGCTCGAGGGGCTGCAGCGTGCCGGGCGGGAAAAGCTGCTCACGATTCTGCTGCGGGATCTGGGAGAGCGGTGTGATCTTGCCGCTTGCGTCCGGAACGCCGCCGAGGACAGTGACCGCCTGCACGCGCGCACGGTCACGAAGCTCCTTCAGACGGGCGATCTTCCCCTCGATCTGTGTATCGTAGTCGCCAGCCTTCGGGATGTACGGCCCGATATTCATTTCCACTTCCTTGGGCGAGTTGGTCTGCCCGGAAGTGAAGCCTAGCGCTGTAATAGCCGCGCCCCTGACGGCATTGCCGGCGTCGTCAAACTCGCGATTGGAAGGCGTCGGCAGGTAGTCGAAGACACCACCCAGCCCAGACGTAGAGCCGGGGCCGGTGCGATAGCGCTTTTCGATGTCGGTGATGAGCTGATCAAGCTGGCGGGTGGCAGTGAAGGCGTTGATAGCGGCTGCACGCGTGGCTGCCGTCATCTCGGCACTGCCCTGAAGTGCGTTCGGCTTCGGGGAGCCATCAGGATTGTGCGTGGCTGCCCATTCGCGAGCCTCGCGGTCTGCCTTGGCCTGCTCGCGCGTCTCGCGCGACTGTGCGCTCTGGAGATCGGCGGCGGCCTTCGGCAGCGCATAAGGATTTGGCGTCCCCACGCGGACAGGTGTCGGGGTGGCGGCAAGCGGAACCCACGCGCCACCGCGGAATACAAGGGCCCCGTTTGGGCCGTCCGCGATATCGCCTTCCTGATAATCCTGCATCAATTGCTCCCGAGGCGAGAGATGACCTTGTCGGCATAGCCGCGGGTCTTGGGGCCCCACAGGCGGCGATTGGGGCCGCCGTGGTAGTAATGAAGCGCGTCACGGATGTTGCCGGTCGCGCCGTAGCCTTCTTCCAGATAGGCTTGCCCGAGCGCGCGCTGGTATTCCGCAGCCGCCTTGCTGGTGCCGGTCATCAGGTCAGGCCGCCAAGGGACCCCCAGCTTCTTTGCCACGGCCTCAGCGGTCGCCGGCAGCATCTGGGTAAGTCCCTGCGCCTGCCCGTACCGGGTCTTCGGGCCGAGCACGCCCGGGCGACCACTGCTTTCCTGCTCTATCAGGGAATCCATCACGGACGAGGGTTGAAAGGTCGCCGGGCCGGAACCCGCACCTCCCCTCGGACGCACTTTGTAGCCCTCTGGAAGCGCGGGGACGGCGCCCGATGGAGCAGCGCCGCCTTGCCCGAGCGGAACGCCGTTCGCGAACGGCATCAATGTCTTGGTGCCGTCCCCGTTATCGACCGCGATCATCTGCACCTTGGGCGTGGGGTCTTTATATACGGCTCGCGGCGCCCCATCCTCACCGATTTCCATCAGAGAGCCATCATTTGCTTCCCAGCGGTACGGGGCGCGCTCCTTTTGCGGTGCGCTAAAGAGTGTTTCATACTGGCCGGACTGCGGGTTGAGGCGAACGATACTGCCACCCACCTCCTGGGGCTCATAACGCGCCATCTGCTTCTGCTGCATCACTTGCTGCTGCATGAGGCGCTGCTGCGTCACCGGATCGCCCGTGAAGACATCACCGACCAGTCCCAGCTTGTCGAGAAAGCCCAGCTTCGGAGCCTGAGGCATTGGGGCCACCTGGGGCAGGGAAGTGTCCTGTGGGAGGGCGGCGGGCGGCAGCATCTCATCGAAGAACGACTTGCGAGGTTTTGCGCCGAACATGCCGCCGGGCATCGGTCCCATCACAGCGCCTCCATCCGCACGGTAGCGAAGCCGTTGACTGGTTCACCAAGAGCCCAAGGCCGCAGCTGCGCCACTTCGTCGGCCATCACGCCGCGCTGGCGCTCGCCGCCCCAGACATAATCGTAGTCATAGACACCTAGCCCGTCCGAAAGCGTACCTACGCGCTCGATATTCGCCTTCAGCCGTCGATCGGAGAACACTGCGGCAGCCTGACCCACCTTGCCCACATTCTGCATCAGCATTGAGAATTGCTCGCCGAGCCCGGGGATCTTGGTCGTGGTCGATGTATTGTACTGCCCCAACAGATTGCCGGTGCCGCCGGCATATGCATTTGCCGCATCCAACGGGATGCCGGCAGCGGCCTGCATCGCCGCCAACGTGGGGGCAATGCCCGCATATTGTGCGCCTTCGATCGAGGGGACGAGCCCGAGAGCCTGCATCTGCGCCTGACGTTCCGCATTGTAGTTGCTATAGCGCAGACCGTTCTCCGCGCTTGCCAGTTCCTTGGTAAGCACGCCTGCATTTGCCCCACTGCCAGTGCGCCCTGCGCGGCCAAAGGCTGATTGCACGCGATCAGTGACATCGCCCGCCGTGTCGTCAATGATGCCCTGCAGGTGCGGGGAGCCATTGAGGTACTTTCCGGCGAGTACATCCTGCAGGTTGGTGTTCGCACCGAGCACCGTTGCAGACGGTGTGAATGCCTTTTCCATCATGCCTGGGATTTGCTTCCAGAGGGCATCGGCACTGCCCTGGATCTGGGGCTGGTTGGCAGAATAGGCGCTACCGAGGGCGCCCGCGGCGGGCGTGATATAGCCCTTCGCGTAAGCAGACGGCTCATTCGTCGTCTTCTGCTTCGACTTCTTGCCCATCAGGTCAATCCTCGCTTGTACTCGATGATGCCGCGGCTTTCGCGTACGGCAACCCAGCCTTGTTTGCAGAGAATGCGGACCCAGCCGCGGCGCCCGAAGGCGCGCAGGCAGGTCGCTCCTTCGTCTTTCGCCCAAAGGCCGATTTTGCGGTCCAGCTCACCGATCCATGAACGGCAATCATGTCCGCCGACGAGAACCACTTCGACAGCCGGTTCCGTCGTGCGTCTCACATTCGCGGCGCCCAGCAACATACGCTCGCTATGGACGGTCCATACTGACCATCCGGGCCCTTTCTCGATGCCGCAGAGCCCCAGTTCAGCAGCCGGCCTCAGGAAGTCCATAATTTCGTCGGTCAGTTCATACGGCCAGATGCCGATGCTTAAGGAACCGGCTGCCATGCGCTGCCGTCGTAATGCTCGAGCACGCCCGCCTCATAGCGGACCTGTCCGATATAGGGGTCTTCAACCTTGCCGATCAGCCAGTTGATAGCCTCCGCTGCGCGCCGGAAGAAACGGACGGGGTCGCGTTCGTTGTTGGGTATGCGGGGATAGCTCATTTGCGGCCGCCTCCTTCGAAATAGAAGCCGAGCCCTTTGGCGTAGGTCCACGCCTCACCGGCAGGAATGGTAATTGTCGGCTTGAAATACCGGGCGTTGAAGCGGATTGGCAATTCGCCGTTCGACCGCATCGATCCTGCATTGCGCTCATTCTCGCCATCGCCGGCCCGCGTACGCCCATCAAGGGTCAGTTGCGCACTGGTTGTGTCGCTGTCGAACTTGCCCGAGCGCATCCGCACCCGGTCGCCGAAGTCCAGCATGGCAATCGTGAAGCCCGCCTCCACATGGGCGCCGGTGAGCGTTCCGACGAGCCCGGTACTGTCGACCACGAGAAACAGCGGGTTCCCGCCTTGAAAGATCGGGTCGTCCAGCGACACCGGAATAGCGTCGAGGTTGCCGTAAATCGCGTCCAGGCTGTCGAGATCGATGTTCGCGGTGAACCCCGAAAAGGTGTAGCGCACGTCCAGTGTCACCGTGGCCCAGCGCTGGATTTGCCAGTTATAGAGCCACAGGCGCCCCGGCATCGCCCACGCGACGATATAGCGACGCGGGTCTATCGCCGCAGTGAGGCTGTTTACGATATCCTCGCGGCTATAGCTGCCGAAGAAGGTGCGATCGATCTTTTCGGCCCCGATCGGGGTTGCGCTGTTACCGTCGCAAAGCATGAATCCGCGTTCGGACAGGAAGAACACCAGCCGGCCAGCCTGAGCGACGCTGCCCTTAGCCATGCAGCCGATGTTGCTCTCGATCTCATCGAACTGAAAAATCACTTCCCCGCCGACATAGGTCATCCGCTTGATGGCCTGCCGCTGGAGGACAATGCCGTACTCGCCGCCCGCAAGGCCGGTCACCTCGCCGCCCGAGAGCATATCCTGATAGTCCGACTGGTTCGTGCCGGGCGTCCATTCCGTGCTGTCGTTGAAGCCCGACCAGGTGACGCGCAGGATGTTGTCCGGGTCTCCCGCCAGCAGCACGAAATCGCGAACGATCGCCACCATGTCGCTCGGTGGCGGGCTCCCCGCCAGAAGCGCCGCAGTGCCGCCTGCAATATCGAACGAGACCGGATCTCCGCCGTTGACCGAGATGATGTTGTCGCCAAACTGGCCAAACCGCCACACGGTTGCGGAGAGCGAGCCGAGAAGGCTGCTCCATGCCGATCCTGAGTAGCGATAGAGGTTCGTCGGGGTTCCGGCGATCAGCGCAGCAGTGCCGTCCGAGCTTACGAAAGCAGCGCCGCCAAGGAAGCCGGGCAGGGCGGGGGTGAAAGGGTTGAAGGAGCCCACCGGTGCATAGCCGTTGGGCGTGGGGTAGCACCCGTCTGCCACAATCAGCTGACCCGATGGCGCCTGATCGGGGAGCAGTTCCCCGAACGGGAAGCCCTTAAACACGCCCGCCCGCCACCTGCACGACGCCTTCAGGCGCGAGGGGACCGCTGCCCCACCGCTTGCGCACGCTTTGGTCGATCAGCTGGCCAAGAGCTTCCTCGAGGCCCACCTTCCATTGCCCGACCTGCTCTGGATTATCGATATAGGCTTCTGCCTGCACCAGCGCCCCAAGCAGATACACGTCCGGATGGGCATCGAGCAGCCAGTTGTTGGGCACGTTCTCCGTCAGCGTCGGGATGCGCTGGATATAATGAAGCTGGATCGAAGCCGTTGCGTAGGGGAAGAGATAGACCTGCCGGCCGATGATCGCGAAGAACCGCGGCGGCCAGTCGGTGCAGCCCGTCATAGCCATCAGATCAGTTGCCGAGCGCGGAGTCAGCGGACCCGGGCAATCCCCGTTTCGGTAGAGGAAACGCGGCTCCAGGAAGTCTGTCGGGAGCACGAACGTCTGACCGGAGGTGGCCACGGTGGTGACCGTCTCCATCTCCGGCGTGCGCAGAATACGGTTGAAGCTGGCTTCGGCGAGGAAGATGAAGTGCGGGATCTTGTCCGTGAGGTCGTCGCGATCAAGCCAGCGCTCGATTGTAGCCTTGAGGTCGTTGTAATTCTCGATCGCGTAGGCGTCGGAGACCCGGAGAGCTACTGACATTTACCGGTCTCCCCACAAAAGCAAGGCAATCCCCGCCCACAGCATCAGCGAGAGCGGGATGGCGAAGGAGAGCCCGCACGCGGTCCCGTAATGGGACGCGGTTATAGAACTCAGGTCTTTCCCTGATAGCCGAGTTGCTGGTTTTTGTTCATCCTGCGCGGCCGGGAGATAAATAATGCTCTGGTTACGCTGGGTCTTCGAAAAGATCAGATTATCGCAGCATTGCGCGGACGCCGGTTGTACCGATGCGAAACCTTGCGAGCGATGCCATGACGACTGGGCCATCAGGTAAGCGCCTCGATGTTGGCCTTCACGCCGTGCTGCGGGGTAGTTCCGCCGCTCACGAGGAACGGGCGCCCCGTGTCGTTCGGATGCACGCCATCGGTGTAATAGCCGGTGCTGAACACGGCATCGGTGCCGAAGATCTTCAGCCCGCCAACCACGATTTCCCGATTATCGAACGCGCGGAACTTGCCGTCATAGGTCTGACCCGGGCCAGCCTGAACATCAGCCGCCATGGCAAGCAGCTTGCCGCGCAGCGTGTCGAGGGGTGAGGGGCTCCCGGTGTCGTTCGCGCCGTTGTTCTTGATCTCTGCCGAAACCGCCACCTTCCAGCCGAGCGTAAGCAGGTTCGTCACCGTTCGGCGCGCGTCGCCCTGACGCGCGGTGATCGTCTGCGATGCCACCGTGGCGGAGGTGTTGAGATTGTAGGTTCCAGTTCCGCCCGTTCCCGTGCCAAGCGAGTTGATGAACAGGGTGCCTCCGTTGACATCGAGCGACATGCCCACGCGGATAGCGCCGCTGGTCACGGCAGTGACGGTGAGGACCGCGGCGCTGATCGAGCCGGTGAAAACCGAGTCCAGAGTGCCCGCCGTATCGTATACTTCGTTCGCTCTCGCCACGGTATCGTTAGCCGTGAGGGCACCGGGATCGGCAGTTGCGTTGGTTTTGGGCCAGCCGGACGCCGCAGTCATGTCGTTCACGCCGGGGCCGACGCCGAACACCGCGCGATCCTTGCCGCCGCCCAGCAGGAAGCCATAGGGCGAGGTCGGACGGACGGTGGCGTTGTACTGCGTCTGCCATCCCTTGCCCGAATAGCCGAGATTGATCACGCGGTGACTGGTGGCGAGGGCATTTGCGCCACCCGGCTCGGTCAGCATCATCGCCATGGACACGCC